GAGTTACTCCGGGCAGTATAGGTAATCCGGGTAGTCCTGGTGGTGTGGCTCCTACCGCAAATTATTTCTATGGCGGTGGTGGAGGCAGAGTCTTCCCGGGTACCGGTGGTGCTGGTGGAACACCGGGTGGCTGTACTGCCTACGGTGGTGGTGCTGGTGGTGGAGGTGCGTCGGCGATCAAAGGTGGTAACGGCGGCGCTGGTGGTTCAGGAAACAGTGCTGGAGGCAATGGGGATGAGGGTTCAGGATATGTCAACGGTGGTGGCGGTGGAGGATGGGGTGCCTCTGGCGGTACTGCTAGCCATGGACAGCCTATCTATGGAGATCCGGGATCTGGAGGAAAAACAGTGGCATTAAATGGATCAACTGTGTCATGGGTGAGTGGAGATACCACGAGAGTTTACGGAGCAGTTTCATAATGAGAATATGTATTGACCTATTAGAAAAATGTGGGGTATGCGGAGATGCCTTAACCTGGACCAACGGTTTGGCATCACGCCTGAACAAAGAAACGCTAACTCATGCACAGGGCAGAGAAGAGTTACTACCATATATACAAACTTTGGATACTTCATCATCGGAAGCATGGCTCCAATGGTATGATGCATTACCATCTAATCCTATAGCGGTAAAATATTATAATGATTGGACATATACAGGTAAGTATGCTTTTTTTAATAAAAAAACCAATAAGAGATCTGCAGAATACTCATCAGAAGCAGATATGCAGAATGCTCTAGCAGAAGAAAAAACTATCCTGATAGATGATTATCTAGATAACATCAGCGTAAATCTGCATGTCAGTAACGACGACAATACAGTGACATGGGTACCAGTTGATGTAAGAAATCTAACTCAAGAAGCAGAGTATCAGGTGTTCAACCCACTGCGAGGTACTCATAGGTATTGTGCCACGTTAGAATTGGCGAGAGAAAGAATAGCCTCTATCCAAAATTCCTATGCTAATATCATGCTAATACAAGAAAGGCAGATCACTAATCCCGACGGCGATCTCGCTTGGGACATCTAAACATCAAGGTAACCAAGTCCAAGGCAAGTTTAGTACAGGTGTGAGTCCAATGTGGCTACGCTGTATGAAGTAGTGATCCTCTCCTATACCCAGCTGATCTACCATATTGGCAAACACACTATCGATCATGATGATGCTCTGGGCTCGTTCTATCACCGTCAACCAATCAAATATACTACCCGTGCGTGGCTGTATCTCCACTGTCCCCCAATCTGCGGGTATCATCGATCTGTCAAAGTCAGCACGAGCATCGCTGCCTTCTAGATGTATAACAGCATAGTTGGGATTGGTGACCACAGAGTCGTACAAGGCCTGCTCACGCTCTGGGAAACGAGTGATACAGGATTCTAGATTCCATTTCTCTAGGAAGGGAACTCCTGCCCGGATGTACTTGTACTGATCGAAACTGGTATATTGGAAATATTTTTCGTTGATGAAGTCGTGTCCTGTCAGGTGTTGATAGAGGCAGATTACCTCATCACACTGAAAGTTCTTCAATCTCTGCATGGGCACATCATAGAAGAATGCACCGTTATCTGTCTTGATGGGAATCCATTTGATCCAAGGCACGTGATCTATCACAGAGGGTACGAACTCTTCACAGATGGGCCAGTAGATGTCCCAACCACGAGTATGATAGTGCAGTGCGATAGGGAGAGCGATGACAATGTCACCCAACCCCCTTGACTGGATCAATCCCAGTCGTTTACGTTTACCCGACATATCAGCTGATCCTCGTGTAGTTTAGGACATTGCCGGCACCATACTGTGCTTCTGCTAACTGTTTGGCCTGATAGTCATTGCTGGCCCAAACAACAGTATTGGCAGTCTGTAAATTATTGATACGAACCCAAACGGCATATTGATACATAATATACTCTCTTTCCTATTGTGTTGTGTTAATATAGTTATATTATACAGTCGGTAATACCATTTGTCAACCTAGAAATAAACCACATTTTCTCGATCTGGAAAATAGCACTCATTACGATTTAATGGCAAGTCATCTCTGTGTTCACAGTAGATGTCTTTGCCTAGTCCAAATGCTAGAGCTAGGGCCTGACTCTGGTTGCCTATGAACAGGTCAGCACCTGCGATGATTTCTGCCAGTTCCAGCATAGACTCAGTTTCAGCCCAAGGTATGGTCCAACCTGTGGCCTTTTGGAAAGCCTCGTGTTCTTCTCGTAATCCCACGAATACAGCAGATTCTTCTACACCTTCGGTCTTCCAGGTAGCCCATTGTGAGCTGAGTGCTCTCGGAGTCCAGCGTGCTGTGCGATTGATCACTACCCGACGATCATCTATAGTCTTGGCGTCTGCTGTGATCCAAGGTGTCGTGCGAAGTTGTCGCTGTTGTTCTGGATCTGTTATACCAAAGGCCGTGGCATAGATATCCACATAGTTCCCAGGATGTCCTACGAACAAGGGACGGAATTTGTCCAAATTGTGTGTTATTTCAGCAGATCTGTCCATAACTAGGAATTCTGTTATATAAGATTGTGATTCCATGAAGGTTTTCATATAAGCAAAATCAGTCTCAGTTAATCGTCCTGCGTGGAATGGATTGGGTGGACTACCGTAGTAGTGCTGGCCTATCCAATTGATCTGATCCAGGTGTAGATAGAACTTACCTGCACCGAAATGCTGGGCTATAGGCAGACCGTAGATCAAGTCCCCAAATGCTCCGGAATGTTTGTATGCTATCGTCATTGTCGTCCTTTTGGATATTTACAGGGGGCTATTCTTGATCTGCTGAATCTTGGCTAAATACCGTATCACTCACTATTATATACTATGACCATAGCCCTCGTCAATAATCAAACAACCAGCACTGCCAACATTTATAATCAACTGGCTCTTGCAGTCAGCAACCTGATGGCACCGACCTCCACAGGCTACGGCTTCGCAGGCACAGCTATCAGCACAGTCAGTAATGCCATGCAGATAACCCTGTTAGAGTGGCAGAAACTCTATTTTGAAGCCAATCAGATCTATAATCACATCACTGGATCACCTATACCAGACGACGGAACTCTGCCCAGTTCAGGCAGCGGACAGGTACTACAGGCCAAGCATGTCAACTATATCATCAACGCGGTTAATACGGCTACTAATCCTATCTACACCTATACAGCATCACCTAGGCAGTTGGTTCCCCTGACCATACAGGATGTCAGCAACTCTATCTGGGACAGCACCATTACTTCGGTGATAGACATACCTTGGTCAGACGACAACTCGGCACAGTACTTTTTTAATCTGGGTGGTAAGATACAGAGCACCTTGAACTTCAGCGAGGTCTTTCCGGGCCCTATAGAAGACCAATGGATATCCTTGATAGTGGAAATGCAGACCATCATGGCCGCACATCCCTACGATCGCAGTTTATATATAACCCAGACACCGCAGACATTCTCCACCAGCGTGACCGCTACAGGAGATCATATCACGCTGACCTATACACCCGTATCTGCACGGCACATAACTGTTACGGTCAGCTTCATCGTGGGAACTGTAGGCATAGGTGCCGACAGTGCTATAGACAAGGGACTTAAAATAACACATACCTGTAATACCTACTGCTCTGTAGGATCATTACCTGCTCCTAGACCTACAGGTATCACAGTGACTACTGGACTGAATCAGGGAGGGCAGGCCATCATTCCATTGGTCAAGACCCTGGAAGTAGATCGGACCACTATAAATTACACCATGCATCAGTATGATGAATCCAGTAGAGAAACCATCACCCTTACCAACACCGGCAATACCGCCACTCATGTTGCCGCTCTGATATTTTCAAAATCTCCAAATGGCCAAGGTCCAGTGCCCAATGTCTACTATGGCACAGGTTGGACCCAGACTGATCCCAGTCGTGCCATATTGACTCTACAACCCCAGGCCAGTACCACGCTGACCATCGCCTATGTGAGCCAATATCTAGGTGAATTTAACAACTTCATGCACATCATCAGTGATTGTGACAATGGCAATGGTGTGGTGGCTATCAAGACCCAACAGACCGTAGCAGGCCCGGTGTTTAGGGCCAAGATGAATTCTACTTCTACGGTCACTGTGAAAAATTTCCACGTGATAAAAAATCAGTTTGCTATAGATACTAGATCTAATGATGGTATTTCGCACGTGGCATTAGACTATTATAGAATGGGAGTAGCTAGTCTCATGTGGAACGGACAAGATCTATCAGTGTCTCATCCTGAATCATTTTCTGTAGACAGCACAGTACAGAACGGACCCATAGTGGCATTCAACCCAGAATCATTTGTTAGATTCGCAGGAACTACCGTAGCAGTTTTGACAGCTACTATCTCTGTAAACTGTACCAGTGTCAGCGTGCCCGGAGCACCAAGCCAGACAGTCACTACAGCCAGTGTTATCACTATCAATCTAAATGCTCCTGCCAATCTTCACATAGGAGATTGGATCAGTCCTACCAGTTTGAACAATTCTGTAGTGGGAATGAGCTATGACTATATCAATGCCCAACCATATTTGACCATAGGTGTAGGTGTAGAAGCTGATCTCCTAGATGCCAATGGCCATCTTACAGCTCCTTTGCCTAGCCAAATAGCAGATGCAGGATATAATCTCAATGTCAACAGTCTAGGTGCTACGGCTGATCCAGAGTGGACCCACGGTGTTCCCTTGTTCAAGGTCCAGGCCCCTACCTGGGTACAGGGAGATCCTACCACTGGATTCTTATATGATTATGGTGTGTGGTTTTATCCTGATGGAAAAAGCCCTAGCTCTAAATTAGTTACTCGGGGTTACGTGATAAATGTGCCTGTGGATGGAAACTACACATGGAAATTTTCTGCAGACATACTAGCCTTCTTTAGTATCGATGGTCAACCTCTAGGAGATTCTAGACAGGCAGCCAACGATGCCGAGGCCCAGACTGGCTATTCTGGAACCATATATTTGACCAAAGGACAGCACGTATTGACCGTGAACGGTGCCAATATATTTTCCGATGCAACTAGACTCACTGGATTCGCTGTCACCTTGGCTGCGAAAGATAGCGGACAGATCATTTGGTCGACATTGACTCCTGTTAGGACCGTTCCTACTTATGTGGGGTGGAGTGAAGTCTATAGAATTCCATTGGTCAGCGTGGGTTCAGGAGTTCCCCAAACCTATGTGACAGGTCAATTTATAGCCAAAGACACAGGAGCTGTCAACGGTAATTACCGATGGCAAGATTTTTTCGGAGATTATACCAAAGGCTCAGCGTCGGGCGGTAGTATGTTTGTGATTACCGATGATGGCTATGGAAATCTCAGCATACGGAGCCAATACAAGACCATTATAGCCGGATTGCCAGATGTGGATCAAACCTTAGATCAACTACAGTATATAACCTACTATTATGACACATTGGATTTCGACTCTCCCGGCGGACAGGATTTTAGTAATCATGCAGAACGCATACACAATCTAGATTCTGGACCTCAAGGTGATGGACACAATTGCCATCAGTTTTTGGGATTTGATACAGATGGTAATGTTGTAACTCGTCTGACCAGATATCCAGGTGACGGAGGCTTTGATCCTATTCCTAGATATCTAGTAGGATCTCTCCATCTAAGTAATCCTAACCAAGGACCTGATCCCGAGGTCAAGGGACTATTTGCAAGCCTATTAGGAAATCGTGCTCTCTGGGCAGGACTCCTGGCTTACGGACTATGGACTGGCGGTATCGCTTATTATCTCGCTTGGGGACTCAGTGCTATAGGATTTCCTTTGACCGGAAGTATCGTGGGCCAATTTTTAATGGACACCTTCGCCGGTGCTAGCTCTGTTGTTGGATCAATATTTAGCAGTGCCTTAGACGGTATCGGAAGCCTGTTTGGGTTCGAAGAAGGTGAGATCCTAGCGGCCTTTCCTGAAGCATTGCCATTTGCACTAGCGGCTTATATAGTTGTACAGTACGGTGGAAAGATCTGGCACGCTGTTACCGATGTAATTTCCAGTATTCCTATAGTAGGCGGCGTATTCAATGCTGTGGCCAACGTAGCCACTGACATCCTCCAACCTGTAGGCAACTTCCTCAGCAATATTACTGGAGGTGTGTTATCCTGTTTCGATCCCAATGCACTAGTGCTAATGGCAGACGGGTCATTCAAGAAGATATCTCACGTTGTGGTAGGAGATCGTGTCATGGGACAGAATGGCAAGGCCAACACAGTGATAGGAGTTGAAATGCCATATCTAGGTCGGAGAACTATGTATGGTATCAATGGCGGACCTGCGTTTGTATCAGGAGAACACAGACTGTTGACCTCCAGAGGTTGGGCGGTGTTCGATCCGACAGATCCTTCTGTGGAAAAGGCTTCTGATGAAAGATTAGATAAGATCACTGTTGGCACAGAAATGATCAGGGTAGATGGAACCAAAGAAGTCGTATCCATAGAAACCGAGTCTCGTCCTTATCACTATGCGATATACAATCTAATCGTAGACGGTGATCGTACCTACATCGTTGAAGGCTATGTGACCAACAACAGTGGCTGTGTCATGACCGGTGCTCTGTGTGATTTTTATCGAGATCAGCCACACGATTGGTATCAGCTGACCATGGTCAAGATCCTCAGAGATCAATATGCTCTTCTAGACCCAGAAAAACTAGCAATGGTAGATGTCTACTACAAGACTACCAGATCTATTTCAGATGCTATCGATGCCATGACCGATAGGCACACCATCTATGCCGATATTAAACGTAGACTAGATGTCATAGCTTCACAGGTGGTCGTAGGAGATTACGAAACCGCTTTTAGTTCCTGGTCCCAGATGTTGCTCTATGCTAGCGAAGCCGCAGGCGTTGAAATAGCCCTGCAAGATCTATTTTACCAGTCAGCTGGACTAGAAATCGCTTGATTTTACCCTCTTTTGGTAGTAAAATTACACTGGTCAGTGATAATCTGACTAAGTATTCTTACCCACACAGAGAATACAACCTAAAATAAGGAGGACAGTATGAGAACGATAGCCAAAATCATCGTTGCAGTATTCGCCCTGACCGTACAAGGACTCGGTCATGCAGAATCAGCAGTAACCAACCATTGGGCCAATTTGAGATCTGGGCCCAGTCTCAGCGCAAAGAAACTAGTCAAGCTGAAACCTAACACACCGATCGAACTGGTAGAAGAAGGAGACGATTTCTATCAGGCCATCTACAAAGATCGACTAGGATGGATACGCAAGGACTATGTCACTAGACTACCACCGGTGGTGATCCCTTCAGTAGAGGCTCCTGTGGCAGAAGAGACAGTGACAGAAGCGGTACCAGAGAAACGCGGTTTCTTTGACACGGCGAGAGATGTCAGCTCAACCCAGTTAGGAAATCTAGTGCAGGCTCTGAGCCAACCCTGGATCACCTTCAATGTTACCAGCAAGGATGAAGAGTGTTTGGCACGCAATATCTATTTCGAAGCCAACGGTGAACCAGAAGAGGGCAAGGCGGCAGTAGGCATAGTCACAGTGAACCGTGTAAAAGATGGAGCATTTGGCAAGACCATCTGTGCAGTGGTTAACCAGCGTACCATGTTCGTTCGCTCAACAGTCGTACCAACCACAGAATATGTCCAGTCCGGCCTGTTCGGCGGAGCCAGACCAGTGACCAAAAACAAGACTGTGATCACCTATGTACCGGTGTGCCAATTCTCGTGGGTCTGTGCCTTTGTGCGTGTTCCACGGATCACTAACCCATCCTGGGAAGAAAGCCAGCGTGTGGCCCACGAACTGTTGAACAACGGTTATCCAGAGTATCGCAAGAAGTATGAAGATGCTCTGTATTTCCACAGCACAGGCATCCGACCACCTTGGGCTTCTAGCAAAGTCAACATAGCCAGAGTCGGTGGTCACATCTTCTATGGTGAACGCATCTAGGTAAATAGCAGTATGAAGATCACTGAACTGCTCGCCGAAAAGAAACTGCCTATGCCCACTGCCAGCCAGTGTGCTGTGAAAAGACTATCCAATGTCCGATATGCCCAGTGCGTTGGACATGGACTGCGAGCACATGACAGTGATCACACAGATGGCACAGGGAAACAGGGTGTCAAGGGCAGTGGACGACATCTCAAAGGCCAAAAGGCCAAGAGCGAAGTCCACGGCGGTCGTGTCAAAGACTACAGCTAGATGATTACCATAACCGAAGCTGCCAAAACTCGTATCAACGACATAATCTATGATGAGGGCGACCCAAACGTCTGTCTACGCACCTTTGTGCAGGGCGGAGGATGCAGTGGTTTCCAATATGGTTTTACCTTAGATGACGAAGTTGGCGAAGATGATTTCACTTTCGAAACGGGCCCATTCAAGATCGTAGTAGACAGCCTTAGTATGCAGTATCTACAGGGCAGTACCATAGACTACAAAGAAAGCCTAGCTGGTAGCAATTTTGTCATAACCAATCCGAATGCTGTGAGTACTTGTGGATGCGGGTCCAGTTTCTCCGCTTGACTTTTACCAAATTATCCTGTATAATAATATTATTGAAACACTAGAAAGGTCAGTCGTGCATAATATTATACAGACACTAGAATCAGACAACAGCCGTTTATTCAAAGAGGAGATCGTGCTCCAGCAGGCCCTACAGGATAACCTAGAGTTCTTCGAAGGTTGCCGGATGGCCTATGACGCTATGATCACTTTTGGAGTCAAGAAGGTTCCAAAACTAGAAGGTGCAGATGGACAGGGACTACCCTGGGCGGCCTTCAAACAGTTGGCCCATAGCCTAGCCAAACGGGAACTCACAGGACACGAAGCTCGTGATGCCATAGAACTAGCTTTATCAGCAAGTACCAAAGAGCAGTGGAATGATTGGTATCGCAGAATCTTGATAAAAGATCTACGCTGTGGTATATCAGAAACTACCATCAACAAGATGTTGCTCAAAGCCAACAAACCAGAATGGGTGATACCGGTATTCGAATGCCAATTAGCTCACGATGGTGCCAAACACGAAAGCAAGGTCTCGGGTAAGAAATTGCTAGAGCCCAAATTGGATGGTGTCCGTGTTATCACGGTGATCAATGTAGACAACAAGACAGCGGTCATGTATAGCCGTAATGGTAAACTGCTAGACAACTTCGCACACATCACTGAGTCGATAGAAAAGAATATCGAGCTGTTCGAACGCAGTATCGTTCTAGATGGTGAAGTAGTCAGTGGAAGTTTCCAAGAGCTGATGAAGCAGGTACATCGCAAGAGTGACGTGCAGAGCACTGATGCCCGACTCATGCTGTTCGACATACTACCTCTGAGTGAATTCCAAGCAGGTCGTAGCACACTAGGCCAGAAGCGACGTAGCAATCTGCTCCGTAGTATGAAGCCACAGTTGGATCAGATAGAGGGACTAGACATCATTCCGCAGAAGGAAGTAGATCTAGACAGCTATGTAGGTGAACTAGAGTTCAAACAGTACAACAAAGAAGCCATTGAGGCAGGCTATGAAGGCATCATGATCAAAGATCTCAATGCCCCATATGAGTGCAAACGCACAGTGGCCTGGCTGAAGCAGAAGCCATTTATCGAGGTGAGCCTTACTGTGACAGCAGTGGAAGAAGGTACTGGACGAAATGAAGGCAAGTTAGGTGCACTGATCTGTGAAGGTGAAGATGATGGTAAGTTTATTCGAGTCAATGTGGGCAGTGGGTTTAGTGATCACCAGCGTGATGATTTTTGGACTAGCAAAGACAGTATGGTTGGACAGGTCGTCGAAGTCCGAGCGGATGCGGCGACTAGGAGCCAAGATAGCGAGGACGTATACTCCCTACGATTCCCCAGGTTTCTACGATTCCGCGGTTTCGCGAAAGGTGAAAAGATCTAACATGGACAAGGGTGCGATCAAAGAATTGATCTATGGCGGACTCATAGAGTTGATGCGAGATCGCAAGCACTACTATCACAGCACAGTCAGTGCCAGTTACAGCCATTGGACAGAAGCAGGAGAAAAGGCACTGGCAGAATATATGAACATGATGGGCTGGGCCATGTTGGAAGCAGAAGAGCGAGAGCTGGATCAGCGGGCCAAAGACATAGTAATGAAATCATTGAAAGGAGATCAACCACAAGGTGAGTAAACAAGATTTTATAGAATTAGAAGGTGTAGTACAGGAAGTAAGACCAAACGCTACATTCAGTGTAGTAACAGATCAAGGGCACAATCTACTGGCCCACTTGAGCGGCAGGATGAGACAGAATCGCATACAGGTACTGCTAGGTGATCGAGTCAAATTAGAAGTCAGCCCCTATGACATTACCAAAGGTCGTATTATCTATCGTTCAAAGTGAATCCACACCTAGGAACAAGCTCCAACTAGGGTGACGCAGGCTGAAAGATTCTCTCTTGCGACGTTCTACCAACTCCCAATAACCAGGTTTATGGGGTTTAGATTTAGGTATGATCTTGCGATTATTGCCTTTTAGGCTATTGCAGGTACTACAGGCCGTGGTACAGTTTTCCCAACTGGTCCGTCCACCGTGGCTCACAGGCAAGACATGATCCAATGTAGCGGTGCGTTTATCTACCCGATCTCCACAGTATTGGCATACGAATCCGTCTCGCAAGAAGACATTATACTTGCTGAAACGCACATAGGGCTTCTTTTTATAGTATTCCCGTAACATCATCACAGCGGGCACAGGTGTAGACCAAGAAGCTGAACGAATGATCCAGTCTTCATGCCACTCTAGCACGCTGACCTTGTCTAGGACCATGTATTTTATAGCATCCTGCCAGGGGATAGCACTCAACGGCAGCATACATACCGGGCTAGCGTCTGTATTGAGTAATAGGCAGTCTGACATCGTACAGATATTTATAGTGGTGAATTTTACAGCTGAGAATTTACCAACAAATCCAATAAATAACACTAACCACTCCAAGGACGATCAATGACGATTCAGTATATCAACACAGGAACTAGCCCAAACGCTGGCAATGGCGATACACTACGCCTAGCTTTTACCAAGATCAATAACAATTTCTTGCAGTTAGCTGAAAATCTCCTCAGTTCTGTTCCCAGCGCGGTTAATGAATATGGTAAACTACTCAGCAGTGATGGAACTAATATCATATGGATAGATGCTCCCAGCACATTGGTAGCGGGTACATATACTCTAGCACTGACAACATCTGGACAGGTCACGATCAATGATGTTCTATTGTCCGGTGGATCTGGTTATACTGGTTCGGCTGGCGCAGGATTCAATTTCCGAGGAAATTGGTCTGTGGAATTTTATTCCCCAGGTGATATCGTAACCTATCAAGATGTGACTTATCTCTGTATACAGCCCTGGGATGGTTATCCGCCCAATTATGCCTATCCAAATGGAGCATGGGAAATCATATCAGGTCCTAGAGGTTTTACAGGATACACAGGATCTATAGGTGAAGGAGGAAGCGGTAGTATTGTACAGAGCCAAGATGCTCCGAGTTCTCCTACTACCAGTACCTTATGGTACAATACACTAGATGGACGAACCTATGTCTATTATGATCAAAGCTGGGTAGATGCTAATCCTATCAGCCAAGGTTACACAGGTAGCATCGGTTATGTGGGGTCTCAAGGTGCACCGGGCGAAGCAGCCGCAATAGGCTATACCGGTAGCCAAGGTATCCCAGGAACAGCAGGTGGTTATACAGGCAGTGCCGGGGCCTGTGGTGGCATAGGTTATACAGGTAGCCAAGGTGATCCGGGAGCCTGCGGTGGCATAGGTTACACAGGTAGTCAAGGTCAACCAGGGTGTTGTGGCGGCATAGGATATACAGGTAGTCAAGGTGATCCAGGAGCCTGTGGTGCTATGGGCTACACTGGTAGCCAAGGCAGCGCGATGACACTGATATCAAGTACTCCACCCTCAGGACAGACCACTGGTACTTTCTGGTACAATTCAGTCACAGGTCGTACCTATATAAGATATGACGATGCTTGGATAGATTCTAGTCCTACATCCTCGGGCTATACTGGCAGTGCTGGCGCTCCTGGCAGTATGGGTGGACCGGGCTATACAGGATCAACTGGACAAGGATATAATTTTATAGGATATTGGGATAGTGGCTATACCTATAACAGTTATGATGTGGTCACTGACAATAATAATACATATTTTAGTTTATCAGACGGTAATGTCGGTAATGATCCTCAGGAAGGATTTCCTTGGCAGATAATGGCACAGGGATTGGTAGGTTACACAGGAAGTGCTGGTAGCACTGGCGGTATTGGTTACACAGGCAGTGGTGGTAATGTATTTGATCAAGCCTTGTTCACAACTAGCACTGTTCAGTTCAATTCAATGACCATACGTAACACAGACGATGCCACAGGGTTGATAGTGTTCGGTGATGGCAATCACGAGATCTATGCCCGATTTCATAATCAGTTTGATTTCTGGGAATATGGTGGACTACTATCCGAAGACAAAGGATTTAGATTCTTTACAGGTGGAAACAAATACGAACAGGTAGAAAGACTCCATATCGCCAACGATGGCATACAGATCATGAATGCCTATGTATTACCAACAGTGGATGGATCGGCTGGACAGGTAATGACTACTAATGGTTCAGGCAATGAACTCTATTGGACTAATTCTCTCCCTTCTAGGATTACGGTTTCTACTAGCACAGCGGCTCTGGCTAATCTAAATACTGCTACTGCTACAGTTATAGGGTTTAAGAGTTATGCGTTATCTAAATTATCAACTTCAGTCGCAGCCTGGGTCCGTATCTATTCAGATTCAGCAGGCCAAACAGCAGATGCCTCTAGACTGCAGACAGCAGATCCTTTGCCAGGTAGTGGAGTTATAGCAGAAGTTATTACTACTCCGGGATCATTAGTACAGAAGATAACTCCAGGAGTCATGGGAGTCAATCTCGATGACAGCGTCAACAGCAATATCTATATTACCGTTACCAATCTTAGTGGAACCACAACACCAGTCACTGTGTCTTTGACCATACTTCAGTTGGAATTCTAATATGATAGAACTGACCAGCATAGAAATCTCTACGAGTTCTATAGCAGGAACTGTTCTATCTCCAAATTCCGATGGTCTACAAGAATATGTAGTCACTCTTCACAACCACAGTGATCTAGACAGCTTCTATCGAGACATGGAGACAGGTACAGAGCTGGCCACTATACCTAATCGCACAGTCAGTGTTGTCCGTAGACTACCTACTAGCCGCAATACTACCTATATGCTCACTGCCGGTGAAGCCGAACAGATAAAACGAGACCCTCGCGTGTTGGCCGTGGATCTAACATTAGAACAACGAGGACTCAAACTAGTTCCCCATTGGTCAGAGACCAGCAGTTATTGGAGCAAGAGTGGTCTAGGCAGCCAATACCTAAACTGGGCTCTGTTGAGGACTAGTCTAGGACATGAGATATTAGGCTGGGGCAGTGATGCCAATCCAGAGACCACCGCCACAGTGGCCTTGGCAGCCAGTGGTAAGAATGTAGATGTGGTCATAGTAGATGATCTCATCAATCCCAATCACCCAGAAATAGCCCATAACTCAGATGGCACAGGCGGCAGTAGATTAGTCCAGTACAACTGGGGACAGTGGAACAGCACCGTGCTAGGGTCTGGTATACCTAATAATCCCTACACCTATATTCCTAATGCTGATCTTAGCAATCATGGGGCACACGTCACAGGTATAGCCGCAGGTAACACCTGTGGTTGGGCTCGAGATGCCAATGTTTATAATGTCAATCCCTATGGAACCAGCGGTAATGCTATCAATCCAGACGCTTACACTGTTCTAGAATATGTTAAACAGTTCCATATCAATAAACCCGTAAACCCGGCTACAGGTCGGCCTAATCCCACTGTAGTTAATATCAGCTGGGGAATCAGTCCTGCTTTCTTAGTTACAGGGTCAACTCCTCAGAGCGCAGGCGCAGTTACCAGCATGAGATATGCTGGGACGGTCTATGACACTACAACCTGGGGCGCTCAGGATTTCGCATTCCCACAACGTGAAATACCTTCACTTACTGGAACTGGCCTATTCATAGCACAGAGCAATTTCCGTTGGGGTATATATTTTCCTGTGAGAGATGCAGCCGTGGAAGCCACTATACAGGATTTGATTGATGCTGGCTGTATAGTCTGTGCGGCAGCGGGCAATGAATTTAATTATGTGATGACGTCTAGCACAGATCCTAACGATCACTACAATGATTACATAGTCTATAAGGGAACGACCTACTATCCTAAACGTGGCAATATATCAGCTACTCCTGCCTGTATATCAGTAGGCAATATCAATTCTGCTGTCCGCCCAGGTAAGAGTCAGAGCAGTAATACAGGACCCCGGATAGACATCTGGGCACCCGGCGAGAACATAGTCAGTGCGGCCAATACCAGTACTAATAATGTAGCAGATCCTCGCAATTCTGCCTATTACAAAACACAGCTAACAGGAACCAGCATGGCTACACCTCAGGTTACAGGAGTATTGGCCTGCTTGCTAGAAACTTATCCCAATCTCACACAGGCGCAGGCCAAAGACCTACTGACGAATAAACTATCTACTTACGGACAGATCGCTGACACTGGTAATGCAGAACAGTACCTGGGTACATTTACCAGCCTAGATGGAGCTGCCAACAGATATTTGTATTTTTATCAAGAACGTGCCTTGACCGGAGAGACCTGGCCCAAAGAAAATGCCAATACGAGAACTAATACAGGGTTATTATGGCCCAGACCGAGGATCAGACCTCGATAACGATTAAATATAGAAAACGGAACTGACCATTATGTGCGAACCAACATTAAATTTTCCCCTAACTAGACCAGACTCTTCACCCTTGCAGAACGGTGATCAATATACCGGCAACGGTGGTGTGATATATACCTATGACAATGGAGTATGGACAGGTGCTACACCTGTGGTTACCTATGGGTTCACTGGTAGCCAAGGCGCCAGTGGTTATACTGGATCAGTTGGTGCAGGATTCGTTTTTTGGGGTGATTGGCAACCAATTCCTCATACCTACATCGGCGGTCAAGATATCGTATCGTTTGGTGGCAGTACCTATATTAAAATCGGAGATGGCAACTCTGGAAGCTACCCACCTGATGATAATGCGAGATGGCAGTTATTTACAGCACAAGGTGGACCTGGTTACACAGGTAGTCAAGGTGAGCAAGGCTCTACAGGTTATACTGGTAGTTTTGGTTGTATAGGCTATACTGGTAGCCAGGGACCTCAGGGACCTGCTGGCGGCTATACTGGATCTGTAGGTTATACAGGATCTGCGGCTACCGGCATATTAAATTACACTCAGGTACAGGGAGCTGTGTCTACTGTATCAAATACATCGGCATTTCCTTTTACGCTGGTATCTGCTACGATCGTGACAGCAGGAAGTCCTGTACAGATAGTAGCATTCGGCGACATGAAATCCAAGGGCGGATTCGCAGGAGCACCTGGCGCTTATCTACAGTTATACAGAGATGGAATCGCGATTGGCCCCAGTCTGTTAGTAGCAGGTGACAGCCAGAACTCTGTACCTAACTATGCTATCAACTACATCGATTCCACTGCAACGGCCGCGTCACATGTTTATTCTCTAGCGATTCCTAGTAGTGCTTCAGTATCTGCTAATCCTGGAGAAACATTTGGTTTCAACAGCAGTCCTATAATCAGTGTCACAGAAATGGCCAATGTATTAGGTTATACAGGCTCAGCAGGCTCTACTCCTAGTTTAACCGGATATGCTACAGAATCATATGTAACTAGTCAAAATTATATCAAGTCTAACTTACCGGGTGTATTCACTGCCACAGGACTACAGATAAATGGTAACAGTCACATCACGGGCAACCTACAGGTGGACGGAGTGTTTACCTTTAGTGGAACTGCCACAGTTATAGCTGTGAGTAGTGCTACATTCTTTGGTGACTCTCACGGCTTTGGTGCGTTCTATGCAGGTGTGTTGGGTTATACTCCACTGCCCTACACGGTGGCACAGTTCACGGCCAACTATGGTGACTACAGCCAGATCAATTTCCAAAATCTAAACAACAGTGCCACAGCGAGTTCTGATTGGGTAGCAACAGCAGACAACGGTTCGGACTCTACTAACTTTATAGACCTTGGTATAGCAGGCGGCAGTTGGGATGGCACACAGTCTAATAGTCTAGGCACTGCTCTCAATGCCGATGATGGATATCTATATGTGCAAGGTGGTACAGGCAATGGCAACCTAGTCTTAGGAGCTGCCAGTTCAGGACAGGCGGTCAAGATACTCGCAGGATCAACAGGTGCCGCAGGCATAGTGGCTCAGTTCAATGCTGGCGGATTGGTACTCAGCACAGGCACTGCTATCACATTCCCAGATGGGACTCAGCAGACCAGTGCGATTAGTTCTTCCGGAACAGTAGTGCTACAAACATTAAATGTAACCAATTTAAGTGCAACTACGATCACCCTAAATGGCCAACCGATAACAGGTGAAAGAGGATATACTGGTAGTATAGGATATATCGGAAGTATAGGATCAACAGGATATATAGGTAGCCATGGATATACAGGTAGTGCTGGATCTAGTGGATCAAATGGCTATACAGGTAGTGCTGGGGCAAAAGGAGATACAGGTCCAGGAGCATTAAGTTCATTAAATTATGTCCAAGTATTGGGCAATACATCTAGTCCTCCGGTTATCAGTGCTGGCGGCACAATATTGAGTTTGACGATTACGACCACTGGCGGTCCAGTGCAGTTAGTAGGTACTGGTGATGCAAACAATACTTCTGCGGCATTTTGGGGAACTGTGCAATGGTATCGTGGTGCAACAGCATTAGGTAATCAACAGTTTTTTGAATCGAGCAGCGCCAACGAAAATCAAAGCGTTACTCAAGTTTTTATTGATAATCCCACAGCAGGCACATATACATATTACTGGAAGATGCCAAGATCAAGTGCAACTATTACTTGGGGAGAAGGCACAACGGCACCTGTTATCAGTGCCACAGAATTACAAGGTGTTCAAGGTAGCACAGGCTATACAGGTAGTGCAGGAACAAGTGGCATTGCCAACCTAAATAACCTGTCCACCAGTATAAGTTTTAGCAATACAGGAGTTAATCCTCCTAGTTTCGTTACTACCAGCACTGGTGTCAAAATATCATACTATCAACAAGAGTCTACCAGCACAGTTGACTATGCTACTGGTATCGAGCCAGGCGGCCTATGGACCAGTATTCCTAGTGCAACAAGTAACTATGCTTTCAAATGGTATGGCGGTACAAGTACCATAGCCACCCTAACTGGGACTGGAACATTTATTACCAATACTCTAAATATATCTAACCAGATAACAACTCCAGCAGGTTCAAATGCTAATCTAGTTCTTAACCCAGATGGACTGGCAGATGTGATTGTTACTACATCCACACAGATTATAATGTATGCCACAAACACATCAACATCCACAACAACAGGCGCACTGGTTGTCACTGGTGGTGTTGGTGTAGGCGGTACCGTTACTGCTAACAAGTTTGTCGGTGACGGGTCAAGTCTAACTAACATCACAGTTACACAACAGGCTAACATTGTTGGTCAACAACAGAATGTTACCTTAATAGCTGGTAACTACAGTTATATATTTGATAATACTGGCAGCTTTACCATGCCTTACAATGGCGACATTGTGATGACTGGTACCAATGCTAACATGACCGTCGGCGGCAATGTAGGAATTGGTGGTATTACTACAATGACATATAGTGGTAGTGTTGGATCTGTGCTACAGATCAACGGCGCTGATACTAAAGGTGGCGCTGGCTATCACGATTTCATGAGTGTTAGCAATACTGCTATCTCTACTGGTACTAATAAATTCTTCCGTCTAGATCCTACAGGCAGTTTACAAATTATCAACAGTGCCTATTCTACAACATTATTCAGTTTAACAGACGCAGGTAATTTAGGTATTAATGGTAGCATCACAATGCCAAATCGTCCTGCGTTCCGTGTATATGGTGCTGGAACAACAAACAATTTAGGTACAAATGTTAACGGTAGTGGAATATTAAATGGTAATAATTTTGCTGTTGATTACAATCAAGGTACAGCATTAAGCACAAGCACTGGAGTATTCACAGCACCTATAGCTGGTTTATACAGCATACATCTTGTAGCCCGTGTAACCAGTAATTCAGCAGGACAGGCACAAGTCACTGTTATCAAGAATAATGGTCTAGGCAGTCAGGCTAATCAAGCGATGTGGGAAACTGGCCCAAACCCTTCGATTAATCACTTTGGTGCTAGTACAATATCCAAACTGGCCGCAGGCGATACTCTTGTACTTAAGGTAACATTAGGATCAATCAACTTTGATGCCAACGACAGTTGGGCAGTGGCCTACATAGGATAAACAATGATCATCCAAGGTATAACACTATCTAACATCAGTGTATATGATAACACTTTCAATACCAAAGATGCCCTGTTATATATAGACATAGGTAATAGTGCCAGCTACTCCGGTTCAGGTACAACCTATACAGACCTGTCTGGCAACGCTAACACAGGTACCAGCGCAGGCAGTCCTGTCTACAGCAATCAGTACGGTGGTTATAGCTCATTTAATGGTGCAGGCAATCAATACATTGCCACAATGACCGCCAAGTACAACAAGACCTACACAGGCAAGACCGTGTTTATTGTAGCAAGACTGACCGCTATTACTGCTGGAACATTCCGCTGTCTGTTTGGTACAGCATCAGGAACTAGGAACTTCAACACCTATATCTACAGTCCCAGCGCAGGAGTTTATCAGATACACTATAGTGCAGGTGGTGGTGGGGGCTTTTCAAATAATCTATCATTAACATTAGGTCAATGGTTTAGCGTTGCTGTTGTACACTCTACAGATGGCACTGTTTCATATTATTTTAACGGACAGCCTGTAGGAACTAACACAGGACAAACATTCACTCAGTGGGTCAGCAACGGCAACGAAAATATAGGTGTTGGGGACAACTACTGGTATGGGGACATCGCCGTATGTGCGGCCTACGGTCGAGCTCTCAGCGCCAATGAAATACAACAAGATCATAATGCACTGTCTATTAGAGGGTATTTTGACATAGTCACTACTAATCTTGCCATATGGATTGACGCTAACAGCCCTGTTAGCTACGCCGGCTCTGGCACTAGTATTATTGATCTATCAGGCAATAATCGCACACAGAATCTAGCACTGGCCTCACAGTTCACCACCTTGAGTGATGTTAAATGCTTTGATTGTAACAGTAATGCAATCACAGCCGCTGTCACAGGACCCTTATTACCTACCACAGGGTTTACTTACATCGCGTGGGCGAGAATAAAATCCAGCTCAGCAGACTGGAGAACCTTATTTAGATCCAGTCCAGATGATCACGCCATACTGATACAGGTGAGTACTGATAATCTAGGCATGTTTAACAACCCTACCAGTACATTTTATCCCGCCGGTTACACGGTAACCAGTCTAGCCAATACGTGGGCACAGTGGGCGGTCACGGGCGATAGCGCAGGGCAGACATTCTACATCAATGGACAGCAGGTAGGAACTGTAACAGGACAGACTGCGGCTGGTAATAATCATTGGCTCCTAGGTGGAATTAGTAACTCACAGAACTTTGGCTACGTGGCCAACATGCTACTATATACTGCTAAACTGTCTCAGACACAGATACAGCAGAACTACACAGCATTGAGAAATAGATTCAGCATATAACGGTAAATATAGAAAACAAAGGATGCTACTGAGATGACACAACTAAACTTTCCAACCACAGGCCTATACGACGGCTATGAATACACCGGCGATAACGGAGTAGTTTACATATATGATGGCGTCAAATGGGTTGGACACGCTCCAAACAGTACCCCGGGTAATAACAGCATCATTAATGATGGGCATGTAGTACAAGTTGACGGAGACGGCAACCTTGTTATTCCTACAGGCGCTACGATCAAATACGCCAGCGGTGCTCCTGTTGTCACAGGTGGCGGCAGTGCTACTACCAGTACTTTAATTAACGGAAGTTATACTGTCAGCATAGGTAATGATGGTAAGTTCCAATCTAATAATACTACTATTACAAGTTTAGATCTGCGTGACGCCAGCGGTGCTGGCTTTTACACAAGTGGAGATGGTTATACATTAAGAAGTAACGGTAGTAACAATTGGATATTCAAAACAGATGGTAATCTTGTTGTACCAACTGCTGGCATCATTAAAGCCAACCCTGACAGCTATACTGGTATCGCAACACACGACATGAATACGTTTGCCTATGTAAATGCTGATGGATTCTTTGTTGACACACTTTATAACACAGCAGAATATGAATGGCACTTTAATAATACCGGTGGGCTAACATTACCATCTTCTATATTCCCAATAACATTTTCTGCGGTACTATTACCAATATACGGCGGCGCACCGGACATCGGCCCATATGGCGGCGATGCTTGGACTTTGAGTGTAACTTTTACTGAAGATGCTAATGGTGTAGTATCTACATCAGTGGCACAGATATTTCCAATATCAAATAATCCAGGTTATAAAACTGGTGATACTTACCACTTTACTCAAACTGCTCACGGTATCCCTGGATATACCCTTACTATTGTATTAGACAATGTTCAATATCCCGGCGGCGCTGGCTGGACTGCAAATGTTGAGTGTAGTCAAGCTCCTGCAAGTCCTTCCACAGTTTCTTCCAACCATGCTATCAAGATTAATTCCAATAACAATATTTGGGCATTTGGAACCGACGGTACATTGACCTTACCCACTGGAGCAGAAATTGTTATAGATGTTCCAGGATCGTTTGTTGCTAGATCTACAAGTGGTATAACACTATTTGACAATAATGCTAATCCAAGTGGCATGGTTGAGGGAGATTTAGGCGAAGTTGCATTTTTTGCTGATGTAAATTCAGCACAAAACGCAAGGATTAGTCTTGTAAAAATGTCCGCCACTCCTGGCGAGCCTGTAGTACTTAATTGGACTTTTGACAAAAATGGCGTACTAACATTACCTAATGGTTCTACTATAGGCAACGGTGATGCAGGGGCCGGTGTTCCAATAACCACAAGCCGTGGAACTATATTACTGGGAAATGTAGCAGAATGTGAGGGTGGAGAAAGTCATTTCCACATAATGAAAGCAGGTCAGCAGGATATTGATTTATTCCTAGGCGACGATTCTAATTATGTAAAACTTCCAAGCACTGGTGGAGTTGAGATTTCCTCGTCAGAGATCGGTGGCCAACATTATTGGCGTTTTGGCACAGATGGCTACCTAAGTGGTCAAAGTTTATATCTACAAGGTTACTTCAAAGGTGTAGATGGTAGCACAGGTACAGTAGGACAAGTATTAACAAAGAATACTAATGGTGGAGTATACTGGGCAGATAGTACAGGTGGATCAGGTGGTCCAGTATTTCAACTAACATCAGGCACCGCGGTAGTAAGCCTAAATACCAGCGGCGCACTGACATTACCGCTAGGTTCACAACTGCTAGAGAAGACTTGGTCTACTACAGTAACTGCCATTACTACAGGCACACGAACATTTGTAACTTTTGCCGCTACGGAATTTGGCTATGCTGAACAAGGACAAATAACTATTTCGGGAGTTGATACGCCTAATGATGTCAACAGCACTTGGTACTACCAGGCTTCTGATCCTAATCAGGTAGAACTACATTATAACGAAGATTTCGCTTCACCAGTAAACAGCACATCATGGTCAGCATATACCAGCGGTGGTACTGTGACTCTAATCATACAACTACAACTAAACAGTAACGGCAACATCTGGAAGTTCATGGCAGACGGCAGTACCATAGTTCCTAATGGACAGCGAGTTATCTTTGGTGAGCAAAATGGCGGATCATATATACAAGCAGGTATGGGATTCCATATCAACAGCACCGAAGGCATAAGTCTAGAAGCAGTTGACCTAACCGACCCAGCCGCACCCGTTACTCATGGGTGGTATTTTAGTCCATACGGCGCACTCCAATTTCCAGATTCATCTATACAGACTACATCGGCTCAAGTACAGTTCCGTGGTATCGCATTCCCAACAGGCACAGCGGGTGATGCCAAAGGTACATTAGCCTACAGCACTCTGACCAATGCCCTGTATCTGGCCACAGCATCCTATGTACAGCAAGTGCAGACTACATCAACCCATTCATTGGTAACTGATCAAACTATACTAAACGGTCAAGATATAAATGGTAACTTGGGATTCTCTTTTGCCACAGCCAGCGATCCTACACTGGCCCAAACACTATTTGATATAGCAGTAGGTAATGTTGGCGGATCAATCACTATAGAAAGTCCTGCGTTTGATGGAGTTAGAAATCCAGACCCACAAGGAATCAATTATGGAATTGATCGTTCACATTTTTACATACAGATTCCCTTCGTCAGCGGAGATCCTGGACAGATAAATTCAGGAACAACATTTACAGTAACAGTGACTTTAGATCCTGTACAACCTACTATTTGGAATACTATCATCACTGACACACACCCAGGGTATCAATTGACTTCAGGTACCGCACACCTTACCGTGACTAATGGTAGTGTTGGTATCAGTCCCGGAACTTCTATCATATTTGATCGAGATACCCTAGGCGATTATCAAGGCGCATATCTAGGTTCAGGCCCTTATGAAGTGTCTGATTTTACAACCACTTTCTTTATCAGCCTAGGATCGCCAATGCTGTTAGGTGGTGCCGGTGTGCAGATCGTTGACTACACTTCTTTACTTAACGGTGGTTATAATGGTTCGGCGCCAGAAGCCGCGGCAATCTTTGTGGGTAATACAGATGCCACAGGTGGAGTACAAGGTCTCCAGGACCATGATCGTACCATTGGCTCTGTTAGAGTACAAAGTTATAACACCGCGACAACTTCCACTTATCTTTGGACATTTGACAATACGGGTATACTGTCTATTCCAGGTACTATCTCAGCAGGTTCAACCGCTACAGTTACAGCGGGCGTCGCTAGAACAGCATGGAGCAACTTCCTAGCCAGCCAGTTTAATAATTCTAACAGTCCTTTCATAGTACAGGATGTACAGCATGACCAAGCAGGCAATGTTATTGCCACACTAACAGATGCCAACACTGGCACTAATCAAACAAGTACCATCACCATTACTACTCAAACTTCAATGGTGGTCAAGTATAGCCCAGAAGGTGCTGTACTTTGGAGTCAAAAAATAACTGGTCCTATAGCCCCCGCTACCTTTGGTTTGGCAGTGGACTCCGGCAATAACATCTACATCAATCTCGTTGACCTAGCCACTACCACAACCACTGTGGTTAAACTACTTGGCACTGATGGTAGCCTAGTATGGGCCACTGACCTAACCGATGCCGGCGATGTGGGATTCAATGCTCTTATAAGCCCAGATGGTAATCTCGTAGTCAACGGCGTCTACAACAACGCAGGTTCTAATAACATGTACCTGATGAAGATCAATTCTGCCACAGGTTCGGTCATGTGGCAGAAGCAGTTACCAGACCCAGGTTCTAATGACATTGATACCGGTCTAGCCATAGATCCCAATACGGGCAACATCGCTGTCAGCGGAAGTAGTCAAGGGGCCAACCTTGGTTTTGTGGGCATAGTAAACAGTAACGGTAACTATGTCAACGGCGCAGAGTTCACGGTCAATATTGGCGAAGGCGTCTGTGAGGTCTGTGATGCTATATATGACTCGCAAGGACATTTGTATGTTAGTGGAGCAGTCAGCACTACCAGTACTGTTACCGCAGGATTCCTTGCTAAAATTGACACTAACTTGACTCTATTATGGGCCCGTCAAATCGGCCAAGGTAATGGATGTGTAGATGTCGCAACCAGCCTAGTAGTAGATGAACACGACAATGTCTATGTCAGCGGATTTACATCAGATCCAAATCAGGGTGGATTACCAGTGACCAGCCTGGGCAGTTTTGCTCCTGACGGCACAGAGCGTTGGCAGTATTGGTTTGAAACCTCTAATAATAATGTAACATTGCCAGGCGGCCTTGGAGCAGATGCGTTCCAAAATAGTTTTACAGACCTAGGCAATAATACCAGTTATCACAATGGCATGATCGCGCTGGGTGTTATAAGTGGTAATGAGAGTAACTATTATCCATATGTCTTACAGGTTCCAGCAGATGGTACTCCCGTTTCCTTTGGTAACATTGGTATTCCCGACATGTTGCCCATCCACTCAACTACGAGTACTTGGGCCGCTATAACTGCTACTGTTACAGTTACAACAGGATTGCCACTGACCATATCTGCAGGCACACTGACTGTTGCCACAGATGTTAGTGTGGCCAGTGCAGGTATTAGTCTAGGCTATAATGGTACTTTTGAATATGACTATACAACCAGTACTGTTTATACACATCAATCATCTTGGCAGTTCACGCCCGACGGTGGATTAACATTCCCCAACGCAGGTAGCCCTGATATCAACAGTGAGATCTATACTACCAACGGCGGAAACCAAACAGTATTTGAAACATTCTACACCGGTAATGGTCGAGGCGCAGGCCAGAAACTGACACTGGACTATGATGCTGGGACAGTTAAGATACAATCAGTCCCGGGTAAGGAATGGACATTTGACACTGATGGTAGTTTAACATTGCCTCCAGGCAGCACTTCAACTATTCAATCTGGCCAGATATTTTCTCAAGTCAATAGTGGATTCTTAAATCTCGATGTACAGTTCAACAGTGATGTACACGGTGGTGTTCGTATGGGAACAGCAGCCAACCGTCCAGTTGACATTGTTACCAACTTTGAGATTTCTCCAAATGTCTGGCGATTTGGCACCGATAGTACATTAACATTACCTACAGGTGGCGAAATTTTAGATATCTCTGGACTCGGCCTAGGACTATCAACAGGGTTCATTGATCCTAATGGAATTACGGTAGGAACCGCACCAGGCAACGATATTACTTTTACAACATCAGACGGTGTTGGTCTTTATTCAAACGGCAATCTTTGGCAATTTGGTACAGATAGCACAATAACCTTACCAACTGGTGGCGACATTGTTCGTGATGGTGTTAGTGTACTAGGCGGCGGATCTGCTACCACAAGTACATTGTATGATGCAACCAACACTTATAATGTCTACTTAGATACCAGTGGTAATTTGAATTTAAGTTCAACTGGTATTATACAAGGTAGTAATGCCGACACCGATGTATACATACAGGGTGGTTCTAACACTTGGCAGTTTAATGCCAGTGGAAATATAGTTTTCCCAGATATGTCAGCACAAGGTACTGCTTGGTTGGGTGCTGGTAGTTATGATCTCAGCAACTTTAATAACAATAGTGGTTTCGTAACAGGTACTCCTTGGCAAAATGAAGGATATCTAACCAGTGCGTTTAGTGGCAACTATAGTGACCTAAGTGGTGCTCCTACAAGTCTAAATGCTTTTAGTAATGATCCTGGGTTCATTACAACTTGGTCTTTGTATCAAGATAGTAATCCTACACTGGCCGGCACGCTCAACCTAAGCGGAAACAAGTTACAATCTGCTGTTACTGGACAATATGCGGCGTCAACCAATCATCCAGTAACTCTTGAAGCACAATACTCATACAATGCTACTTCTTGGGAAATGACAGGTACCGGTCACGGTTATAGTAATGGTACTAATATTGCTACTACTGGTGGGTCTGGTACAGGAATGACCGTTAATATCTATGTTTCGGGACCTGGCCAAGTTAACTCTATTCAAGTCAATCAACCAGGAACTGGTTATCAGAACGGTGATGTGATTGGTATAACCGGCGGTGACGGTACAGCAGTATTTGTCATACACAACTATAATTCGTTGAACAATGGTGCCACAGCCGATTGGACATTTGGTATTGATAACTCATTGCACGGTATTATGACACTACCGCAAGGTAGTACAATAGGTGAAACTCCCAGTACCACAGTTCTTACACCTCCCGGAGCAAGTTCTGGATGGATATTTGGCGCAGATGGTACACTAACTACCCCCGGCAGTATTATACCAAATGCTGATGCACAATACGATCTAGGATCTACTAGCACACGATTCCGTAGTGCCTATGTAGGCACCGGAAGTTTGTTCATCCAAGATATCTCACTAGGCACCAATGCTGAACTTACCGTCGACAATGGACTATTGAGCATCAACGGTATTTCAAGTTTCAAAGCAGGTAGCCTGTTGATTGCCAACAACACCTTGACTACTTTTGATTCCACACTTGATATCAATATGGGAGACCCGGGCGGTGGCGATACTGGTGGTATTAATGTTTACCGTAATATACATTCAGTATTCAACAACCTGTATGAAACTGGCGGACAAATCACCGCAGACACCAGTGTACAAGTAGGTCGTTTATTAATCAGCAATCAACCAGGTGATGCTAATGCTCCAGGTATTACAACTACAGATACTTCAGTAGACTTCAGTCTTGGTTTGTTGAATGATACCGGCAATCTGGTAATCAATCGCAATGTGATACGCAATGGCAACCACGGTGCTACCGATACGGTAACCAACTATTTTCCCGATGTTCCTGTGGGCGTCAACACGCCGTATCAGATTTATGGCGGAACGGATAACAGCATCTTGGCTGTAGAACTGACAGTGATCCTACAATACGGCACTATCAGTGATACTGATACCGAACTGACCAAACTGTTGGCAACCATGAATGCCGGTGGCACAGCCAATCTGGTAGTGTTGGGACAAAGCCTTACAACCACAGCATTTGCTCCGGCTACCTACACAGCCGGGGTAGCAGGAGGTGTTTTAACTGTATCAGTCCAGACTGCGGCTGACAGTTCTACTGCCTTCTATCGTTATCATGCCACAGAGTTTGGCGGTTACTTTGGAGCATAATATATGTCACTATCAGCAGGCATTATAATAAAGAATGGGGTTCGTGTTAAGTCAGCCACTCTCAATGGTGGAGGCAGGCTGGCCCAGGGTAATCTAGCATTGTATCTAGATGCTAATAATCCTGCAAGTTATCCGGGCACAGGAACCACTTGGTATGATTTAAGTGGTCAAGGTAATGATGTCACAATGCAGGTGGCCAACGCTGGTGATATTACATATACAAGATCCAATGGTGGTTATTTTACTTTGGCCAATGACGGGTATTTTAATAATCTATCTACTTCAAATCTCCCAACAGGACCAAACCCTTATACTCTAAGTGCTTGGGTACGCTGGCCATCGGGCAGTTGGCCCGGCACTGGTGGGATTATGAGTATTGGTAGTGCATTTGGAGCACAAAACGGTGTAAACGCATTTAGAACAGATGGTACTAACGACTTTCTTAACTATTGGTGGGCCAATGATCTTTCGGCTACTTCAAATGTCAATGCCGCAGCCTGGCTTAATGCAGTGGCAACTTGGGATGGATACAATCGTTATATATATGTTAATGGTATATTGTATGCTGGTGGAGAAGCGGCAGGACTAAACACCAGTGATGGTACACTACAAGTTGGTATTACATATACCGGTGGTGGTGAAGGACTAAATGGCAACATAGGGCAAGCATTGATTTATACTCGTGCGCTAACTGCCAGAGAAATCTATAGCAACTATGTATATACAAAAGGAAGATACGGCGGATCGTTAGATGGTGGACTAGCAGATGGTAGTCCTGATCCGGATCCAGGCCCTGGGCCATTTCCTCCTGCGTATCCAAAGTATCATTGGAGGCCAGATCCTCCAGATGCTCGAGATCACATTTATCAACATACACTAGGTATAACTCTACCCGCCAGTGTAGACCTAAGACCATACGCTAGTCCTATAGATGATCAAGGACAGTTGGGATCATGTACAGGTAACGCTATTGCTGGTGCAATTGACCTAATTGACAAAAAGACACAAAATAAAACACTTCGTGTTAGCCGACTTTTTATCTACTATCAAGAACGACTATTAGAAGGCACCATAACACAAGATGCAGGTGCATACATTCGTGACGGCATCAAAGCCTGTTATACATATGGTGCTCCACAAGAAAGTCTATGGCCGTATACAGTTAATAAGTTTGCCGTTAGGCCAAGCACAGCGGCCTATGCAGATGCCCTAAATCGTAAAGTTACCGGATATCAACGCTGTTTAGATTTTAACGCTGTTAAAAATGCTGTAGCCGCAGGCAATCCTGTGATTGTAGGTTTCAATGTTTACGATAGCTTCGAAGGAAACTGGGGATACATACCACATGGACAGGCAGGCAGTGGTATGATGCCATATCCGAGGGTAAACACCGAACAACTACTAGGCGGACATGCTGTGTGTATAGTAGGTTACAATGACAACCTTAATGGCGGTAGATTTATCTGCCGTAATAGTTGGGGAACAAGTTGGGGAGATAATGGCTATTTCTATATGCCATATCAAGTAATACAGAATACCAGTATGAGCAGTGATTTCTGGACTATTAGTGCTGTACACAATCCGTAATAAATAAACAAGTGCAGGGACAATACAGGCCCGCCAAAAGGACAAAAATATGCTAACCAAAGTCGTAGGACCAACCAGAGTAGTAACAGCCAGCAGTTCATCTCAGACTGTAACAGTGGTAACATTCGATTCAATCGTGGGCAACTATCAGGACCATCACGGTGCACACCTTCCAGCACTGAAAGTGCGTATAGCCTCTACACAGAACATATTCATCGCTCTGAACTCTACTACAGATGCTACCATGTTGCTACCAGCCAACACAGCAGAACACTTCAAACTAGATTCCAGCAATTCAGTAAAAATACTACAGGCAGCTAGTGGTGGTTTAGTAACTATAACGCCAGTGGCTTAATGACAGATTATGAAAGCATCAGAAATTTTACACGGACTAGCAGAACTGCTAGCAGGCATTGAAGGCGGTCAAGGCCAGGAAATGGGTCAACAGACCGCAGCCACGATGACAGCAGTAGAAGTTCCCAACGTGGATCATACAGAATCAGGTACTTTCGTACCGCCACTACAGGCCAAGATAGAACTGTTGAAGAAGGCAGTTAATGTAGACAGTATCTATGATCAGCATGGTCCAGACGAAGATCTTACAGGACAGGGCAGTGACAATGAAGATGAACTGGCTCGTATCAAACACATGGCTGGTATCAATCCAGTGGCAGTAGATGAAGCCGGTAGTGACGAACCACTAGACGTTTAAGGATACTCAAGTGTCCATAACACAGAAGATCTTTTCCAGCAGAGCACTAAATGTCAATGCAGATACCTACGTAGGTCAAGCAGGGCATTTATTCTATACCCAGACTACAGCTACTGGGCTGGCACCTGTGTTGAAGTATTCAGACGGTGCGACTCCGGGTGGTCTTCCTCTCAGTGGAGCTAGTCTAACTTTTTCCAGTCCTACACCTCCTTCTATGCCGCACGAAGGTGAGTTATGGTGGGACACAAATGATGGTAAACTCTATATCTATTATGAAAATACCTGGGTTGATGCTAGTCCATATCCCATATCCTCCAGCACTGGTATTAGATTAAGTTCGTTGAGTGTGGTTACGACAAGTACATCTGTCGTTGGCGGTGCTCTGATCTACAATAACTCCACAGGTATATTTACATACAGTCCAGCAGATGCAACTCAATTGGTCAACGGTGGACCTAGTGTCACTGTAGATAATTATGGCAATCTTTCTGTTCCGGGCAATGTCTCTGCCGCCGGCTTTGTTACAACCGGATCTATCGTTATACCTAACGTTGGTCAGGCTGGTAGTATTCAATCGCAGAATGGGCAAGGCAACATTTATTTTGATACCGACAATAGTCTTGTATTCATTATAACCGGCACTTATGAAGTTGCTTTTAATGCCGACGGTTCTGTTAAATTCCCTAATTATGTATTCCCTGAGACAGCTCCTACTGTTGGACAGGTATTAGTTGCAGGGGATCCTCCAACATTTTTACAATGGCAGGATCAAACAGGCTATGTAGGATCACAGAGTGGCATATTAAAAGCACCTCAAACTACTAAAGCATCAACCGCAACTGGGACACCAGGACAAATTTGTTGGGATGCTGACTATATCTATGTTTGCACAGCAACTAACACTTGGAAACGCAGTCCGCTGACTGGCGGATATTAAAATAAATAAAGGTGTAGTTCGCGATGCGTCAACATCCAACTACTCTAACGCTTTGAAGGAGCAATCAGCATGTGTATTTACTGTAGCACACCTAAGTATCGCAAAATCTACGAAAATCACTACGGCCCTATAGGAACCGATTCAACCGGCCGTCGAATGGAAGTCCATCATATTGATGGTAATCATTCAAATAACGATCCAACAAATTTAACTCTCGTAACAATCAACGAGCATTATAATATTCATTATGCTCAAGAAGATTGGGAGGCTTGTTTAGCATTAACTCGCCGTATGAAAATTCCTGCTAACGAAATGTCAAAACTTTGTAGCCAGTTAAATTATAAAAGAGTTGAACAAGGTATACATCCGTTTATGACAAGATCAGATGGATCGAGCCTACAAAAAGATAGAGTAAAAGCAGGAACACATCATTTTTTAGGCAGTGATATAACTCGTCGCAGAAATGTTAAAACAGTAGAGGACGGAACTAATCCTTTTCTTGGGCCAAACATTACACGCAAGCAATTAGAAAATGGAACACACCCGTCGCAATTAAAAGTTTGTTGTATTGGATGTAAGATTGTAACAGGAATAGGTATGCATAAAAAATACCATGGTAATAAATGTAAGCAGTTAATAGCTAAATAAACAGTCAAGAAAGGAATCAAAATGAAAAAATTACTATTAGTAGCAGTATTTGGTTTATTACCAGTATTTGCCCAAGCACAAATTAATAAAATGTGTCCACAGTTCACAGCCAACGGCACACCACAGTATCAACCACAGCCCGGAGATCAAGAGATCTGCCATATGAACTATGCTGTGATCCATCGCTGTTCAGTGAAGGCTCCTGTAGCAGTATTCGAGCACCTAACTCCAGCCGCGATGACTGGCCCAGCCAAACGCAAAGACAACTTCCACCCAGACGCCAGTGTGGCACCACAGTGTTCAGCTAGCCTAGCTGACTATGCCACTGTAGGTAAAACACACGATCGTGGACACATGGCTCCAGCAGGTAACAATACACAAAATGATCAAATCATGAGTGAAAGTTTCAACTTGAGCAATATGGTAGCACAAAATGCCAACAACAATAGAGGCGGCTGGCGTTTACTAGAAACTGCTGAGCGTCAATGGGCTATGGCGCCGGGCACAGATTTCTATATTATATCAGGCGGTATTTTTGATCCAGGACATCCAGTAACTGGTAACGGTCTAGGCATCCCAACTCGCTTATATAAAATTATCATTGAGAAAAATAGCAAAAAAGTACAAGCATATTTGTTACCAAATGAGCCAATTACTCCAGCAACAAGTTGGGCGAACTACCAGACCACTATGACTGAGATTGAAAAAGCAACTGGAATGAGATTTAATCTAGGTCAATAATTTATTTTAGACTTACAGTTGTCAAAGTGCCAGCGTTTCGCATTACTTGCGTCGCTGGCTTTTTTACAATGCGGACAAACTAATAGCTCTCTTTTTTTCTTATGAGGCCCTGTTGGTCTTCTCATTTTAGCAAGAGCTTCTTCTGTATGTTGTTTATTTTTGAAAGTTCCTGGCTTGCCGTATCTAGGATTATTCTCTCCAACAAATTTTCCTTTCATCATTTCTGAATGTTCTGGGCGTTTTTTGCCAGTTAATAACAATGAGTGTTCGGGTCTTTTTCTGCCATATAATGGAGATTCATGTCCTTTTTTTCCTACTCTTCCAGAGGCTCCCTCCCCTCCGCTAGTTTCGTTGAGCAGTATTCCAGTACCTATATCTTTTCTACCCCACCATTGAATTAATCTGCGCTCAATAGCGAATGCCCCTATTTCTGTTAAATTTTGTTCGAGAATAAGTATTTTGGTAGAATCGGTAGGAATAGTAACCCTGTGTCTTTCTATTGCTCTAATACCCTTTCCCTTACCTATGTAATATGGGGTTAGGTCAGAGGTTCGCAAATATGCGTATACATAAAATCCTATTGGCGGACATTTTCTATTAAATATCATTGCTGATGCTCCGTATAGCGTTAGAGTAGTTGGATATTCCAGTATCGCGAACTACATCTTATTTATCGATTAAATACTCATATATGAAAGTAGATAGCCTCAACGATTTGCCAAAGGATCCCAAAGTAGGAGATACCTATATGGTAGAGGGCCAACTACCCTACACCTGGACAGGTATAGTATGGACTCGTCCTTATCCGGTATATCCTGAAGATGATGATACAGATCGACCCGTAAATCCCTACGCACCGCACTAGACAAAGCTGACTGCATTGACAGTCAGTTTTCTTTTATGCTATACTAGAGCACGCTTAAATAAACAAACACAAAAGGTTCACAATGATTCCAGTAATGCACCCTGATGAAATCGCCATCATGACTGATCTGATAGGCGGACTAGCACCCAACTCTAAGATAATAGAATGGGGTAGTGGAGGGAGTACAATAACATTTGGTAAAGATCTATCTGATGGGAAAACCTATACATCTATAGAACACAACCTAGAATGGTTTAACAAGATAAATCAACTACTAGCAGATAACGATATCCTTTGTAACTATATGTATAGGCCAGTCAAACCCAACTGCTATGATCACGGATATGGTAGACCAGAAGAAGAAAATCCTATAGGACTCGATGATTACATATTCCCCGGAGAATTTGTCTTAGAAGGCGATCTGTATTTCATCGACGGTATAGCACGCTGTACTATCGCACTGATGCTGTTGGGCCTGGCCAAGAACAGACATGCACCTGTGCTGATCCACGATTACTCGCCAGACAGGCACGTGTACTATAATTGGATACGCAAAATATATCCTCGATCAGAAGTACGCGGGACTAGCCTATTGAGATTATACCTAGAATAATATGACAAAACTAAAAATAGCCATAGTAGACATCATTGGCTTAAACTATGATGGCACCACACTGAGTAAAAAAGGCATCGGAGGCAGTGAAAGCAGTATCATATCCATAGCCCGAGAACTGGTTAAACTGGGATTTGAAGTGTCAGTTTTCAATGACTGCCTCACTAACGAAACCAGTCCCGGAACCTATGATGGGGTAGTATACTATCCTGTTACAGCACTAGCAGATAGAGACTATCAGTTCAACATAGTGATCAGTCAGCGCACTGTGATTCCGTTTACTCCTATACACCTATACGATCAGGTCAAGCAACCACCTCCTAGAGATTTCGATCCAGAACTGTTCCGGCAGCTACAGCGTCCCGGACAGTTAAAGATCCTGTGGATGCAGGACACCTTCATCTGGGGTGATCATCTCATGGAACCTCTGCTGATCAATCACTATATAGATGAAGTATTCCTGATCAGTGACTGGCATATCAGCTATGTGGCTAATACATTCGCACACGGTCCTCGACGTAACTTCGAAGTTATAAAGAATTGCATATTCCACACTCGCAACGCCATCAACAGATATATAGATTGGGTCGATATCAAGGCCAAAGATCCAGACCTATTTGTCTATAATGCTTCAGTGACCAAGGGCATGGAACCACTGGTCCGTAAGATATGGCCCAAGATCAAGGCCGCACAGCCTAAGGCCAAGCTGAAGATCATAGGAGGCTACTATCGCTTCCGAGACGAGTCTGGACTGAGTCCTGCTAATCAACAGGTCGTAGAACTGCAGAAACTCACAGAACGTGATCCCTCTATAGAGTTCACAGGCATCATACCGCAACCCCAAATAGCTGAGATCATGGCCAAGGCCACGGCTTTCCTATATCCAGGCGCCTACCCAGAGACATCGGGCATCAGTTCAATAGAAAGCATCAACTATAATACTCCCGTAATAGGCACACGATTCGGTGCTATGGAAGAGTCAGCCACTGACACTGCCAGCTATTTCATAGACTACGCTATAGAGCCCAATGGCCTATTTCCCTGGATTGATGCAGATCGTCAAGCAGAGGCCTATGCCCAGATGGTTCTACAGATCAAAAACAATCCCTACCTGCATCAACAGAAACAGTATGCCTGTAATGCTGCCAAAGATGTTAGTACTTGGGATACAGTGGCCCTACAGTGGAAACAGCATTTCTTCAGCCGATTCGGTATGACCTTGACAGATCATGAACAGGCACGTGTTGATTGGATAAACTATCGTGTGCATAAGGTCTTCGGTCGCAGATACATCAACAGAGAAGAAATAGTCGATCGTGTCAAGCCAGACAGCCTAACCAGTCTGCCTAATCCTCGTGTCAAGCTGGCCTTCATTGACATCGTAGGCATGGCCTATGATGGAAGCACACTGGCTAAGAAGGGCATGGGTGGTAGCGAAAGCGCAGTGATATTGGTCAGCAAACAGCTACAGCAGATGGGCTTCGATGTCACTGTGTTCAACGGCTGTGACGAGGATGGAAACCGTCCCGGAGTCTACGATGATGTCATCTATAGACCATTGTCAGACATAGCCGCCAATACAGAACGTTTCGATGTGGTCATCAGCAGTCGCTGTGTGACTCCTTTCATAACTAAAAACTGGTACGATTACCCCCAGACTACTAATCGCAAGTTTAACTATAGAGATTTCGAATACATCCGTAAGCATGCCAAGTTGAAAGTATTTTGGATGCACGACACATTCTGCTGGGGAGATGATGCACTAGAGTTCCTAACAGCAGGCGGAGCCATAGATGAGATATGGACGCTCAGCGACTTCCATGCCATGTATGTGATGACCTGTAGCCATCCACAGTTCCGCAGTTTCGAAGTGCTACGCCGCAAGATGTGGGTTACCCGCAACGGCATGGTCAAGTATTTTGACTCAGTAGATCTTGACAGCAAGGATCCTAACAAGTTTATATTCAATGCTAATATGAGCAAAGGACTAGATCCTCTGCTAAATCGTATATGGCCTAAGATAAAAACACGTTTACCGGATGCCCGATTAACAGTCATAGGTGGATTCTATAAACTAGGGTCGGCCTTCGCCCACGACAACGAAAAAGAAGAATTCGACAAGATAGCCAGTGCCAGCTATGGCGATCCTACTATCACGTTCACAGGTATCATCCCACAGAGTGAAGTAGCAGAACACTGTGCCTCAGCCAGTTATTTCATCTATCCTGCGGCCCTGCCTGAGACCTATGGCATCAGCACGCTGGAATCACTGTATGCCAATACACCTCTGATAACCTGTAGATTTGGTGCCATAGAAGAAACTGCTACCGATCTCAGCTACATGATCGACTATGCCGCAGTGCCTAATGGATTATTCCCCAACATTGATCCGGAGAAACAGGCAGATCAGATCGTAGAGTTGGCAGTGGCAGCCTACAATGATCCTCAAGGTCATCGCCAGCGTATGGAGAGGTTAGATGAGATCAAGGATCTAGTAGGCTGGGAAGTCACAGCCCTAGAGTGGAAACAGCACATCTATAACAAGTTAGATCTATATCTCAGCAGAGAAGAAAGCCAACAGGTGGCCTACACCAAGAACAAATATCATCGCGTGTTCAACAGACGGAACAGCAGTGCGGAAGAATGGTTGGCTCCTAAACAAGGTCCGGAGAAAAAGATCGTGGTCATCAGTCCTTTCTATAGGGCAGAACAATTCATAGCTCGTTGCATAGCATCTGTGGCCGCACAGGACTATGATAACTATGAACACATACTCATAGATGATGCCAGCGATGATGATAGTTATACAGTAGCTCGTAGGATGATAGAAGATCTACCAGAGAATATCAGAAACAAATTCCGTGTGATCCGTAATACAGAAAATCAAGGTGCAGGATACAACTATGTCACTACCTTACGTAAACAGAACCCAGATGATATCATCATGATGCTAGACGGCGATGACAGCTTGGTCAATCGTCCTGACGTGTTCGATTACTATAATCATCTGCATGATGACTATGATTTTACCTATGGATCTTGCTGGAGTATGGTTGACAGTATTCCGTTGATAGCACAACCTTATCCGCCAGAAGTACGAGAAAACAAATCCTATAAAAATTACAGATTCAACTGGAACATACCCTACACACATCTAAGGACCTTGAAAGCCAAGTTCCTCATGTTCGTGCAGGACAAAGATTTCCAGGACGCAGAAGGTAATTGGTTCAAAGCAGGTAATGATCTGGCCATGTTCTACGCAGGTATCATAAACGCAGATCCTGATCGTGTGTTGGCTGTTCCAGACATAGTCTATAACTATAATGATGCCAGCCCCTACAATGACTACAAGATCAATCGTGAAGAGCAGGATCGTGCCATAGCCGCAGTAGTACCTACGGGACTGAGTCCTTCAGACAATCCACAGCCTAGGCGCTCACAGCCCCGGGCCAAAAAACGCATATTGATAGCTATCCCTACCAATCGCAATATAGAAGCCGACACCTTCAAGAGCATCTACGATCTAACAGTACCCGAAGGTTATGAAACACATTTCCAATACTTCTGGGGATATCAGGTCGAACAGGTGCGTAATCTCATAGCACACTGGACCATACGCAATGGATTCGATTACCTATTCGCTGTGGACAGTGATATCAGTTTCCCACCCGATACGCTAGAAAGGCTTTTAAGTCATGATAGAGATATGGTCTGTGGAGTATACATACAGCGTATTTCCGGCACACATACTATAGAAGTCATGCGCAGTAATGCACAGGGTGGCGTCTCACACGTTGACTGGGCCGAGATCAAAGGCAAGGGACTAGTTCCCGTAGACGGGTGTGGTTTTGGTTGTGTGCTGATCAAGAAAGAAGTATTCGCGGGTATACCGTATCCGCATTTCGTCTATAAGAGTGCCATAGATCATGCTGATACCATCAGTGAAGATGTATTCTTCTGTATGCGAGCCCGAGAGCATGGATTTACCATATGGTGTGACACTGATGTGATCTGTGATCATACTGGCAGTTATACCTTCCGTGTGGATCGAGATATGCCTGCGAAATCACAAGAGCCGCCCGAACAGCGTAGACTGCGTGAGTTAGGATCATGGGATCTTCTGCCCTTGAAGCATGTTGAATATCTACAGCGTATGCGTGATGAGATGGGTGTCAAACCCAAGGTCGTATATGACATAGGAGCCTGTGTCTTACATTGGACCAACAAGGCCAAGGTCATATGGCCCGATGCAGAGTTCTGTGTGTGCGAGGCCATGGACGCTACAGAATTCCTATATCAAGAAGCCGGACTCAAATACAATCTAGGACTACTCAGTGATGAAGATGGCAAGGTGATTGAATTCTATGAAAACACAGAACACCCCGGTGGCAACAGCTACTACAGAGAAAACGAAGAGTTTAGCCCTGCTGCCGAACATCTATTCAGCGAAGCACACAAGGTAGTGAAACAGTCTATCACCCTAGACACTGTGGTCAAGCTCAAGGGATTCCCGCCAGCAGACTTGATCAAGATGGATGTACAGGGAGCAGAGATGGATATACTAAAAGGCGCTGAAGAATCCTTGAAGAGCTGTCGAGACCTGATACTAGAACTACAGAAGATCAAGTACAACACAGGAGCTCCTCTAGATGAGGAAGTTATAGCCTATGTAGAAAGTCTGGGATTCCGTTTAGTCACAGCTCGATTTTCAGTATCAAACGACTCTGCTCCGGACGGTGACTATCATTTCACTAGGATCTAGTAGATTAGATTGACGTACATATCAATAACGGCTTCTCTAGTAGGTCCTAGATAGTCGTTGTTGATGATCTCATAGTCTATACTATCACTCCAGAACAAGCGTAGTTCGGTCTCGCTCTGTTCCTGTATGACCCGGTCATACTCTCCATAGCTGATATATTCTATGAGATTTATCTTTGGATAGCCTATGAGTCGATCGCCTTGGTTGTTCCATATCCAGCGATGATGTATGGCACCTCTAAATGATTCTCTACGCTGTAGCTCATAGTATTTGCTGGGCACAGCGATGAATCCCTGTTCTGCTATCATGGGCATGTATCGTAATGCTATCATAGGATCTGCTATGTCCTCTAAGGTATGAGTGCAATTACAGAATGTGAATTTACCATGCTGTTCAACATGGTCAAACAATGCCTGCCAATCTTCGGCGACATTGAGATTGCCTGCGAATTCCTGTACGTCTGTACGTCCAGCCGGGCGTAGGTCAAAAGTATGAGTTAGGTAGCGTTTATCGAAGGGATTATGGGTAGCACCGATGTCTAATAGGCTAAAATTTGGAGTTTTTGACTTCAATTGATCAACATAGTTGATAACGTCGGGTCTTCCCCATAGTTCTTCTTTGTGTAGGTATATTCGTTGTGTCATACAGGTATTTAAGTACCTACAGATCTACTGATAAATAAGTTGAACACGCCTTAGGACCGTGTGGGTTCGCTGTACCCTAGTCAAAGGAGTCGTGCCCGGAGATTAGAAACAGCACTGAATTTAGATAAATACCCATATGAATCTACAGACACATCAGCTATTTGCCCAACTCTGTGAAAGCATCATATTCGAAGCCAGCACTACCATGGATCTCATTAAAGGTCTACCAGGTGGCCAAGAAGTGGTCAAGTATCTACACCAAAAAGAACGGCTAAGTCACGATCAGTCATATAGGAAGCTAGACAAGATCAGCTGGAGCGATCTCAAAGACAACTATCGAGGATCTTGGGTCATCATGAAATATCCCCGAGGAGTTGGTGCTATCAAACAGACCCATGGCAGCTATATGGCACTTGCCAGTACTGGTGGAGAAGTTGAAACTTTTAGCAATAATCGTGGTGGCACCATCATGGATTTCCTCAAAGAACGGCTAGGTGGAAAACCTTCAGCTTTTTACACAGGCGATGAAAAAGGCACTGTCAAAGACATACAGACCAAACGTGCTGGTCAAAAACAAAGTGCTGCCGGTAGTCCTATGTCGCCTAGTAAGTTAGTGATTAAATTCAAACCGCTTTGGGAAAGAGCTGCCAGGGCTGCCATAGCAGATATCAAAGGTATGGTAGGCATCATGGTCAAGAATGATAGTTTTGACAAGGCATCTACCAAACTGAGTCAGTTGAGAGATTTAAGTAATGCCCTAGTTACTCTAGAAAACGAAGATAGTGACAGGATTCCTGACATATTCAATAAAGCTGTTAAGACAGCGGTAATACTGGCCGCTAGCCATTACTATCCAGACGACACCCGGGAAATTACAAAATCCTATGGAGGAGAGTATCGACCCGGTAGTGATGAGGGTGCAAATAAACTACTGGCAGATATCTCCAGCGGTGATACTAAAAAACTAGGAACCATACTGAGTTTCTTCAAACGAAGCCTAATATCATAATGAAACTAACACATATTCTAGAACATCCTTATGTGATCCAAGAATCTGAAGTCACAGAGGCTAATGTGTCTGCTAAAATCCTTAAAGATCCTAAACAGACCAAGATGCTGTCCATAGCCTTCCGCCACGATCATACTATACCTAAAAACATAGTAGCTCGCCTGGGACCAAAACCTACAGATGATCAAGTGGTACAGGCATGGAGCGATCTCATCGACGACACACTCCGTCGCAATGACTACGGTGATCTATCAGCTGGTGGTAAATTCGATGATTGGTTAACCCGCCTGTATATCAATGGACAGGCAGACTATGAAGATATCAATGGCGAAGGTGGTGATGCTCTAGGTATATGGGCGGCACTGAGCAAGCGTGGCCTATTAAAACCACGCGATCAAGATTTCAACAAGTTTTCAAATATCAAACAGCTACAGCGACTACGCAATGATCCGGACTATCGCCACGAATTGAGACGCATCAAAGATGCTGAGAAGATAGAAAAGATGAAGCGTGAGAAAAAAGATCTTACCTTGATCGACAATGATCGTTTCCTAGTCACGGTACCATTTGACTACGGTTCATGTTATGTGTTCAACAACTCAACGGGCTATCAGGCCAATTTCTGTACAGGCTCATCGAGTGGTACCACATGGTTTCCACGCTATGCTCCAGATGGTATGATAGTCAGTGTGCTAGATAAAACCAATATGAACAACAAAGATGGCAAGTGGCAGATGCATGCGGTGACTGATCAATTGGTCAATGCTGATCAAGATGATCGTGGACGCCACAATCTATCTAAGAATGATCAAAAGTTCGCAGAACTGTTCCCCGGTCTGATGAAAGAAATAGTTGATGCCATAGCCAGTCACGCTGAACAGATCACAGTGATGAGCAAAGACCTAACCAATGGTAAAGGTTATGACATATCCAAGGAAATAAATGATCTCAAAACCAAGTTCCCACTATCCTATGCCAGTGGCGAGCAAGAACCAGAGGCTGAAGAAGGTGATGCTGATAACACTCCAGGTACATGGACAGTGAGACACATTCCTAGCGATCGCACAGCACATATACCTGCTGACAGCCGAGAGCATCTGTTATCTAAATTACGGAACAAATATCCACAATATCCAGAGACGGACTACGAAATCTCTAAAGAGGCCTAATCATGCGAGCTAGAGAGTTTAGCCGTTCAAAGAAAGACCTAATCATCTTTGACATAGATGACACATTATTACATACCACTGCTCAAATTTCTGTGGTCAAAGATGGCAAAATTGTCCAACGACTGACCAATCAAGATTTTAATCGGTACCAACTAAAGCCAGGTGAAGAATTTGATTTTGGAGAATTCCGGTCAGCTGAAAAATTTAATAAAGAAAGCCGGCCTATTGGGCCCATGATCCGCAAGCTAAAGACTATATTAGCACATGGAGAAAACAGCAAGGTCATAATGCTTACAGCTAGGAGTGATTTTGATGATCGAGATCTATTCCTAAAGACGTTTACCGATCTAGGAATAGACATGAGTCAGATACATGTGCATCGTGCAGGTAATCTACCAGGTGATGCTATCCCGGCTGAGAAGAAAGCTGTGTTCGTAAGAAAGTATGCTGATACTGGTCTGTATGATCACATACGACTATATGATGATTCGGATAGCAATCTACATGTATTCAACAGTCTCAAAAATGAATACCCAGATATTGATTTCCGTGCCTATTATGTAGGACCTGAAGGTACTACAGAACCTATCTCAGAAGGTAAAAACTTATCTGATCATAAAGACAACTTCTTAGAGATGTTTGAAAAATTCCTTCCTATAGCTATGAAGTATATAGGTCTCAAGAATTTACCTAGAATGAAGTTCGAAGCACACATACATGATGATGTACAGCCTACCTTTGGCAAGTATGAGAACGGTGAGCATGTTCTCTATGTAGGGCTGATGAATCGACATCCTAATGATATCCTGCGCACCGTGGCTCATGAGCTTACACACTATAAACAGGATACTGAACATCAGCTGGATAGTGACAGTGGTCGTACCGGATCACCTATCGAGAATGAAGCACACGCTGTCGCTGGTATCGTAATGCGCCACTTCAACAAACAGTATCCAGAATATCTATCATCTAAACCAATCACCGAGGGCCTAGATGAGATATTCGATACCAATGCGGGTAAACAAGCAAAATGGGATAATAGTGACCCAGAATCAGTTGAGATGACTTTTACCGCTAGCAATGGCGTCCAATATAATTTAAGTTTTTCTCATCCATATCAAGAACCAGATCACGGAAGTCCAGATGATTTCTTTGATGAAGGTATCCCAGACGACATATTTGACAGATGTCGTTATGTGATGTTCAACCAAACAGGAAGATCAGTTCGTGATTATAAAATGGGTATCGAAGGTACCGGAGCTGCCGCTGAAGTCTTTGGTATAGTGGTTAATGCTATGCTACAGTATATCAAAAAGAACAAGCCTGTGATGTTGTACTTCTGGGCCTCAGAACCAAATAGAGCCAAACTATATACCAGGATGATACAGCGGTTAGCTGGTAGTCTACCGGGATGGACCAGCAAAGTAGTCAATGGAAATCAATTCGCAATATACAAAATTCAAGCATTCGCAGGCATAGAAGAAAACTTCGCTGATGGCAAGCATCCTGGACGCAAGGGCCTAGCCAAACGTATGGGAGTCAATACCAAGGCCTCAGTCACTAGCCTACGTAACACTGCCAAACACTCTACAGGTGAAAAGGCCAGGATGTCTCACTGGCTAGCCAATATGAAGGCAGGCCGTGCCAAGGCAAAAAAGAAATGAGAGCTGAAGAATTCATCCTAGAAGCGGTAGGCGGCAACTACCTATATCACGGAGTACCAGATGGTCCTACTGTGATGAGGATCCTAAAGAGCGGATACATAAAACCTCACGAACCATTCCAGTTTGATCAAGATGAGGACAATCCAGAACCTGACAATATCAGCCTCAGCCGTAGCCAATATCTGCGTTTCCCTTATGGACATGCTGTGGCTCAGTTCGTGGTTGATAAAGACGCACTGACTCGTGCGGGTATAATAGCCCGACCCAAGGTAGGTGCTATGATGCACTACAAATACGAAACTGAAGAACGAGTATATAAACCTATTCCGGTCAAGGCCCCTTTCGTGGTAGCCATCCAGTTTGATCCCAACTTAAAGATACCCAAGGCATTCTTAAACCATGCGGCAAAATTAGGTGTCAAGGTAGAACCATGGCGCAGACAAGGTGAGAATCCCAACCAACAACCTCAGGTAAACAAACCTCAACCACAGACAGAATATACTAATCCTAAAAAACTACGGATCAGCGGCAATGGCTATACATATGGAAATCCTCCAAAACGTGTCGAACCTACTGAGTGGTGGATATCCTATGATACTGGATCAGGTACCAGCGAAGTTATTGGTCCACGTAGCAAGGATAAAGCCTATATACAGAAATTATTCCCTCAGATCAAAGATAGAGTCGCCAAAGGACTGACCTTCGATGATCTCCTACCAGCCGATCAATATAGGAAAGAGTGGAAGCGTGGGTACAGTCAGGTACATCCGGGAGATCCTGATTGGGCAGAACAGGGCCAATAAAAAACCCCGGGAATCCCCAGGGTCTGGCTATGCCTTAATATTTTAATTATTATATTATTTCTTTATTGCTACACCTTTGTTTACAAACTCATACATTTTTTCTGCTGTTTCTAATACTTTGTCAAGACCTGGAAATTCTGGCATACCAACTGTGGTAACTAACTTGCCAGTCTTTGGATCTTTAGCAGTTGACATTTCCCAACCTTGGAACTTGGCATGAAAGTCATCTTGTACTAGGCTTTTTGCCATTCCAAGAATGTCTGAACGTATTTCGTAGCCGTTCTTGTTGAATTTTACTTCTGGTAATTTTGGTGTTTCAAATGATGTTGACATATTTTTCTCCTCTGTGTGTAATGTCTGTGTACTACTCAGTAGATACTTGTTTTTCTCTACTGTACTATTATATATGCCTAAATGATAATAAACAACTATTATGTGAACTTTTTTGTTCGTTCTCGAATAATATCTACAATTTTATCACTCAGCACTACTTCATAGTGGTTGTAATCTACTTCCACTAATTCCATATCAGCATGATGACGCATACTAGCTATGGTTACAACTCCGTCATTGGCTTCTGCCATAAACGGACTCTGTCCTCTTACAGTGACCACGTTGCACCATGGATGCTGTATCTTGATCTTGTCTGCCTGTCTCATAGCCCATGAGCTAGGGCCTATGTCGCGCATTAATCTGCTGAAGGGTAGAAAGAACTTGGCAAAATCTGCCACTTCTGCACCACCGTAGGGTGTGCTCAGTGTAACAGCTCCTAATACTTGTTTGGGAATAGCATTGGCTAGATGTAGACTATAGATCCCGCCTAGACTGTGTGCTACAAAGAATATGTCTTGAGTCTTGCCAATCTGTTCTTTGATGGCCGCTAGATTATTTTCAAATCCATTACGACTATCATAGTCTACAGTCATATCTCGTCCGCCCAGCTTGCTTCTTATATAGTTGAAGCTTTCGCTGGTAGCACTGGCCCCATGGATGTAAACCAACCGCATGAGCTATTTCCATGCCTCGGGTTCTGGTATTTCGCAAGGCGCTTCTGCAGGCTCTGTGCCGTAGTCTGCTGGAGTAATGATTTCCAAGTATTCCATGTCCGGTGAGTAGTCGTAGAGATAATGCACGATACCCGGACGTTGCTGTACACAATCGCCTGCTTCCACTAAATGTATCTTGTCTTCGTACATGAACTTGGCCCAACCTTTCAACATGTAAACGATTTGGAACTCAGCCACGTGTATGTGCCATCCTGTACCGCCTGACGATTCTGGAGGTAAGTTAGCTTTGGTGATGTGTGCTAGGACGCGACCATCGGTAGCCGCCGCTACTCCTAGATCTTTGTAAACGAAAAAATCTCTCAGTCCTCCGCCTTTGAATTCGGCTTCAGTACCTTTGACGTGTGAAAACTTTGTTGTCATAACAACTCCTATGTGTATGTGTGTATTTATTGCACCTTGCGGCGCAACATTATTTAATTACTTCATGACTCCGGAGTGTTTCATCTTGTATGCTACATAAGCATCACGTCCTTCAAGTACTGCCTTGACTATGGTTTTTAGGAGTTTCATCTTATGATCCCTCTTAATTGACCACAGCGATTGTACTCCCGAGTCCAGTATTCAACATCTGCTACGGTCTGTGGACATTTGCTGGAAATATATCTATCGATTTCTGTTTGAGCGTTTTTACAGGTTTCAAATCTCGTTATATCTTTGAAAAATTCTTTGATTGTGTTTAACATTTTGTGTTTTCCTTTGTTTTTAGCAGAGACTCATGGTTTCTACTAACATCAGTATTTATACTTATATGATTACTACAAGATTAAAATCAAGGTGTTGTTTGCCAAATATTATGTTATACTCATGAGTGGATATCACTAAATACCAAAAGGAAATATATCTTGAAAAGAGCCACTCGCAGTCTATTAGAAGAACTCAACTCTATAGCAGAGAAGAAACACGGTGAAGCTATTATAGAAAGCCGAGCTACACACGTTATAGATTCTGCCATCAACCTACTCAATCTGATCAAAGAAAATTTCGAACCTGAGCAGGCCTACGAACTAGAGCGCAGATTCATCAACAGCATCAAAGGTGGGGATCCAAACAAGTTCATACGTAGCATACGTCGTCTGCGTGATAACAAAGAAACAGCTCAGCATCTACACATAGTAGAGGGTGACCTAAAAGACGAAGATTGATCATTTTCACACCATTTTCTATATTTTTTTCCAAATCCGCTAAATACTCTTACAATAGTCCCAGAACGGGGCTCTAAAAAGATAAGGAGAATTAACATGGCAGGAATCGGTTATAGCAATGCCCCAAATTACAAGGCATACCCAGGTAGTTTCATCGGTCGTCAGATCGGCTTCTATGAAATCAAGCACGTAGATCTTAACGTATCTCAAGACAATTCATATCGTCGTCTAGATACAGAGAGATTCCGTCTAGCGATCCAGACGATCCAATTACAAGCAGAAATCTTGTTCATTGGTACACCATATGTAAGTGACAACTGGTCACGTTTTGTTGTTGGTCTAGCAGTAGACACAGCAAACACAGACGCTCCAGTGTTCACAGGTGACAACGGAATGGCCGTAACATTACAAACATTGTTACAAAATGTTCCTTCATTGAACGACAATAGCAACATGGCTACTGTTACACGTTACTACCTATTCGGTGGCAACCAAGACGGTTTCATGAAGACAGAAAGTGATTTCGTATCTGCTATCACAGCTAACACAAGCACAACATACACTGGTTTTGCTACAGGCAGCGTTGAGCAGAATGAATTGATCGAAATGGATCCATCATTGTTGAATAAAATCGACGTAGCTTAATTCATAAGTATTAAGTAACTACAAAATCCCTGCTTCGGTAGGGATTTTTTTTGATCCCTGCCGTTGTCTATAAATACTTTATATAGGTACATTATGGACACGATAGAAATACAGACCCTGATTGACATCACCAACACCAATGTGACTAGACCCAATCAAGGCACACAGCTAGAACTAAATCAGTATAGAAATTTCACAACCTTGAGACAGTGTGCAGAAATACGTTCAGTGATCCTCTACGACGGCAATCCCTCTGTAGAGCTAGTAGATATTAAAGGTATGGGATTCGGTAATAGATATAAGGGTAAACAGGCAGTATGGACATTCTGGTTCTCTCCAGATCGCCCAGCTGTCTATGGAGACGATCTAGAGTTCTTGATAGCAGATATGGACCAGATTCCTGTCATTACTAATTTGACAGAAACGATAAATATTGACAAGGCTATCTTCGATCTAAAAGATAGCACTTATAAAAATACGATCATCAAGGCACAACCAGGCACAATTTAGGCAAGTAACAATGTAGCATCTTGTAACCCTAACGGAGAAATGTCATGGCTGGTAAGCCTACGAATATTGAAAAACAGAATCTAGAAGCACACGTAGAACTGTGCTCACAGAGATATGAAGCTATAGAACTACGATTGACTTCAATCGAGACTAAGGTCAGTGGACTACAAAAATGTATAGAAGATGGTCATTCTAATATGACCAAGATACTGATCGGCACAGCTGGAACTATTATAACCGCTGTGGCTAGTATACTAGTAGTTCTATTACAAAAATAATATATGAAAATACGAGATTTAGTCGAACAAACTGTAGGCTCAGTTCCTCCCGGAGCAGGTGCACCTTTGGGTCCTACTCAGCCAACTGTGGCTAACACCGCTAATACAGGTACCAATAGTACACAGATGGGTCAGAATATCAGTAACATTAAAAATAATCTTAACAATCTAAAAAGTCTACTAGGTGCCGCAGGTGCCACTGGAAATATAGATACTTCTAAAATAGCAGGGGCTCTAACAGATCCAAAACAGGCGATGAATCCCGGTGTTGCCCAACAGTTAAAAAATCTGTTGCCTGGTATAGCAGATGCTCTACAGAATAATCAGGCCGCTAATCAAATCAAAGCTGGAATCAATACAGGAGTTACCGCTCAACAAAAAATGCAACAGGCGGCCAACGATGACCAATATCAAAAAGCGGCAGAGTCTCTCAGACGGTTAGCTGAAGCTTTAGAGAAATTACAATGAAAATAGCACAGTTATTATCCGGCATGAGCATTGCCGTTACTAATGAAGAGCAAGAATTTATACGCACACACAAGGATCGTGTGAAAATCACCAGTCTCGATGAGCATGAGCAGTGGTTAGCCCAGAACATGGTCCGCAAGGGTTTATATTCAATAAGTAATGATAGCACTACATTATTGAAGAACCTAAATGAAACCGATACCCAATGACCTGTACGAAAAGATAGAAAGAGTCTCTGAAAAAGTCAGAGCCGACTTTCGCCAACGAGGAATAGTAATACCTGTAAAAAATTCTGATGGTAGCATAAACATAGGACGTTTCCGTGTGGTAAATCAAAACACAGGATTCTATGCCATATATAATTCAAATGGTGAAGTCATAGTAGAAGGTATTAATCTACCACAGACTGCGGCCTTGATAGCCAATGATCTAGCACTAGGCAGGATACTAGATCCTAGGATAGTGAATCAGGACCGAGAATACGGATTCGCCCTGTTCAAAGAAACGCTGTACAATCACAGAGTCAAAGATCCTAAACTGAATTTCGATAGTTATGAACTATCCAAGATAAAAGAGGCTATCGCTAAAAATCGCAAAGAGCAGTTCCAGAGAGGCATAGTCCAGAGATTTGAAAAACTCCGCAAACTGGTATAAATACAATATAAATTTTTGGACCAGCTATGAAGACATCAGATTTTAAGATTGCGGTAACCAGTGCTAAGTTACATGAAAACTTAGAAAAACAATTCGGATCTAGGGTCAATCTAGAAAAGTATGATCGCGAGCAGTTAGAAGATATACGTAACAAGTTTCGTACACGTATCTTCCAACATGAGAGCACATCGAAGATCAATGATCTATTAAACAACGAGTCGTACCAAAAAGACAAAGCAATGTTAGAGTTGCTAAACACGAGGATAAAAGAAATGCTAGGCGAACAAATGAAACAGTTGCGTGACAAGATCGACCAACTAAACGAAAATAAAAAAGGTGTCAAGGCTGTTAAGAAACCAACAGGCTCAAAAAAAGCTACTAAAGACTATGACGGCGATGGTAAGATCGAAAGTCCTAAAGATGAAGTATGGGGTAGTCGTGCTAAAGCCGCTGCCAAAGCAGGTAAGCCATTCCAAGAAGCTGCCAAGAAAATGTGTCCCGGTTGCAAGAAGCCTATCAATCTATGTGGATGCAAAGACAAAGACGAGAAAGTAAAAGAAGCTTTCCCAGTTCCAGGTGAGACTAAAGAAAAGACCACAGGCAAGTTTGACAAAAAGAAAACTTCAACAGGTACAGTTTACACTAAAAAAGCTGAAAAAACAGACAATAAGAAAAAGAAAGATGACGACCTAGACGAAGGCATGAAGCATCATAAAGATTGTGATTGCAAAGAATGTATGGGTATGTGGGAAGGCAAAGACGAAGGTAAACCAGGTAAGAATTTTGCTAAGATTGCCAAGTCAGCAGGCAAGCGTTATGGTAGCAAAGAAGCAGGTGAGCGTGTAGCAGGTGCTGTACGTGCCAAACTAGCCAAGCAAGGTAAATTAGAAGAAAGCAATTTCAAACACAATGTTCGTTTTGTAAATGAAAGTTTACAGTTCCTACTAGCTGAAGATGAAGAAGGTAAGGCCAAGGCCATCACTGCCGCTGGTGATATCGTAAATGATTACACAAGCTGGATGCAACGTGTTGGTCAATATCAGACTAAATCTATGATCGAACTAGCAGATGCTATCCGTGCTGACTTCGGTGCCGCAGAAGCTGAAGCATTCAAGAACGCAGTAGGTCCTGCTCTATCAGCCACACTAGAAGTCCTAACACAACAACGTGAAGCAGTATCTAATGCTGTTGCTGTACTAGCAGGTGAAGCCGCTCCAGAGGAACCAATGGGAGCTGAGCCAGCTATGGATGCAGGCATGGACGCAGGTTTAGATTCTGTCGCTCCAGATGAGATGAATCCAGAAGCAGGTGCAGATCTAGGTGATGAATTCGCAGCCGCTGATGCTAGCTCAAGCAACCGTGAGATGCGTGAAAGCCGTGCAGAACGTCGTGCTCGCAAACTAGCTGAATCACACTCGATCATAGCTAAATTAGCTAGATGAGATTAAGAGAATTTGCATCATCAGAGGGATCAGCTGAGCTGGTCCTTCGTGTCCTAAGAGGCTTGGCAGACAAAGACGGTCAACCTAGCACTCTACCTTTTTCTGCTGTATTGAAATCCATCGCTCCGTTCAATCTAGGTATTAGCACTCCAGATGGCCTGATCAAATTTGCCAATGATACTGATCCCAATGGTAAGGTGTTAAAAATCAGCCAAGATGATAAGGGCAATGTGATACTCAATACCAAAGAAAAAGATCCAGAACAAGCTGGACAAGATATGCCAGCTACTGGTCCCAGCGTGGATCAGATGGCCAAATCCAATTCTAGCCTAACTCCCAAGATTTGACATCGTAGTACAGGATTGTTATAATTAAGTTTATGACAACTTATACACCTCCACCATTTGTAGAACGATTCCAATATAAAAACTGCGTCCAGATCAACGATCCAGTGACACGCAAGAGAGTTTACCAAACTCCAGATGGTGAAAAGCTACCTAGTGTAACTACTATACTTTCGGCCACCAAAGACATGACACACCTTAATGCTTGGAAGGATCGTGTGGGACATGACAATGCTCAACGTATAGCCAATGAAGCGGCTGGTGTGGGAACAGCCATGCACAATAATCTAGAAAGATTCTTAATCGGCGAACAACGACAGCCTGGAAATAATCCTGTACACATCAAGGCCAATGCCATGGCAGATCAGATAGTCATAAACGGATTGGCTAAGGTTAATGAAGTGTGGGCCATGGAGCAGAGCTTATATTTTCCCGGATTATACAGCGGAACTACTGATTTAGTAGGCGTTTATGACGGAGAACCAGCCGTTATGGACCACAAACAGACCAATAAACCTAAAAAAGCAGAATGGATTGACGACTACCGGATGCAGTTAGTAGCATATATACTAGCTCACAACGAGGTCTACGGAACCGATATCCGCCGCGGTGTGGTATTCATGTGTAGCCGCGGAGATGACAGTCTTAAAGTCGGTGGAGAAACATATCAACAATTCGATCTATTGCCTAAAGATTTTAACTATTGGGAAGATCAGTGGCTCAACAAAGTAGAAGAATACTACAGGTTATAAACCACTGCTCACCTGATAAATACCCTATATAGGGAGCAGACATGGCACAGATTTCAATCTCAAAAATCCAAGTACGTAGAGGACAAGAATTTCAAACAGGTATTCCGCAATTGGATCCTGGAGAATTTGGCTGGGCAGAAGATACTGAAAATCTCTATATAGGTAAGCGTATCATCGAGGGTGCAGTGGATGACAATAACACTCGCATATTGACCGAAAACGATCTAAGTAATATTTTTTCCCTAATACAACCCCCAGGAAATTTAGCAGGTACCAGTAGCTATCAATACAGAGCCGATACGCAGTATGTACATTCTACTACAACTACCATCTCAACCAAACTGGATAATTGGGTCAGTTTAACAGACTATGATCCATCTCTAAGCCCTAGTTTTCACCAATCACAGGGCAACGATATAACTCTTACACTAACCTCAGCTATAGAAAATTTATATTTCCAAGATGGCGCTGGTGGTTACAATACCTTTGCTCGACAAGATGCTCGCAGACGTCTCATCATACCTGCCGGCACATATTTTGTTTCTGGAACCATCGACCTTCCTCCTTACGCTTCATTAGTAGGAGAAGGAGCAGGTCTTACTAATATCATATTCGTTCCATCAGGTGATGGTCAATCTTTGTTTAGGACCGTAGATGCTGGAGGTCAAAATTTTGATGACAATTCTATGGATATGAGCATCCATGATGGACAGAATGCCGGCAACGTACACATCGAAGGAATGTCATTGCTGTTCACCTCTACCAATGCCTACAATGCTGTCCTAGTATCGCTAGATCAGGTAGTGGATACAGAGATCCACAATGTTAACTTCGGCACAGCAGATCTGGTCACATCAACCAACTATGGTAATGCCATAAGACTGCGCAGTGGTATCATAGGTGATCAACTATTAGATAACGCCCCTGCAGGTAACATTAAAATATCTAGATGTAAATTCCAAAATTTAGGATCTGCTGTGACCCAAACAGTAGGAACTATCAACAGATTCTTTGTAAGTAACTGTTCATTTGATTACCTACAGACAGGTATCAGTATGTGGTCTGACATTAACAATCCCGGACTGATAGGCGGAGTATTTGATAGCAGTAGATTTGAAAGGATCAGCAATCAGGCCATTCTATTAGGAACAGCTACAACCAATGTATATCCATATCCTGGCTACAGTGTTAGCTCGAATAATTCATTCAAGGATGTAGGCAATGGTGTTAGTGGTGACGGAAATCCTATCAGTGATTACAATTATCCTAGTTCCCCAGGAGTAGGAACTCCGGTGATATCGTTTAATTCGTCAGGAAATAAATCCATAAATGATATTTTTGTTCGTAAAAATTTTGCTCAAATAGCTATACAGACAAATTTACCAGATTTCTATTATAATCCCTATATCGCAGGACCGGGTGGTATCCAAGATGAATCTGTTTATCGTAGAGAGCTCAGCGACGTCACCAACAACCTGGTTAGCTTTCCTCTGAACGGTGGAGAGCAATCTATTACCGTACACTATGAATTATGGAATGATACTACTGGTTATTCTAGGAAAGGAGATCTGTTGATTAACATCATCGGGATCAATCCCAGAGGTGCATATACTGAATATCAGGATGGAGATCAGATAGGAACAGTCAGCGATTACTATAACTATTCTTATATAAACCGAGTGAATGACGCTGTTTGGAATATCGACTCTAGTCAGGCAGGAAGTCATAACTATGTTACACTCCAGATATTAGGATTTGATATAATTGATGTAGATCCTAATCAAAACGGTCCTTATCGTATAGACTATCAGATCAAACAGATATCCTAGATGTTCACATTATCAGTAGACGAGCGGATATCTGCCTGGGCGGATCTCCGAGATCAATTAGAGACCTCCGAGGATCCATTCAATACCGTTTGGGAATTCTGGAAAGATTCACCATTTGTTCCCTACAATAATCGTGTAGATCCATTCCATCAACGAGCTTGGCCTACACCGTGGGAAATCATAGCAGAGAATCGCTATGATGATTTTACCAAAGCATTGATGATAGGTTGGAGCCTAAAGATGACCAAACGCTATCAAGATTCTACCATAGATGTCCGGATCATGCTAGACAACGCAAATAACAGACAGTATAATATCGTATGCGTAGAGAATTCCTGGGCTATAAACTACAACGACAATGGACCAGAACTGCTGGAAAAAGTGCCAGATTCATTTTTAATAGAAAATCTTACCGAACTGAAAGTTCCAAGGTAAATATCAATTCCAGCAATATATTTTCAGCAATACTTAAACAGATAAGGCGTCAGATGATTACAGTTGTAAAACGTAATGGTGAACGAGTACCACTCGACATCAGCAAAATACAGAGACAGGTAGCACACGATTGTAAGGGCATTGATGGAGTGAGCCCCAGTATGATCGAAATCAAGGCCCAGATAGAACTACATGATGGCATGAGCACTAAAACCATAGACGAGCTCTTGCTCAAGGCCATGGTGGACCTCATAGACGAAACAGAAAATCCAGAAATCAACAACGTAAACTATCAGTATGTAGCTGGCCGCCAGCGTGTGAGCATGTTGCGTAAAGAAGTCTATGGTGAGTATGATCCACCGAAGCTCTATGACATAGTCAAGACCAATGTAGCCGCAGGTATGTATACCGCTGAGCTATTAGATTGGTATACAGAAGATGAGTGGAACATCATCGACTTGTTCATAGATCACCACAAGGATGAAGAGTATACCTATGCCGCTATAGCACAGTTGGCAGAGAAATATCTGGTACAGAATCGTGCCACTGGGCAGATATACGAAACACCACAGGTTCGTTATGCCATCGCCGCGGCCACTGCCTTCCACAATGAACCCAAAGATCGGAGATTGAAGTATGTTAAAGAATATTACGAGTGTGCCTCAGATGGACATTTTACTCTTGCAACACCGGTATTGGCTGGGCTGGGCACTACCACTAAGCAGTTTAGTTCTTGCGTACTTATTACTAGTGATGACACGTTGGATAGCATATTTGCCGCAGGAGAAATGATGGCCAAGTATGCTAGCAAACGTGCTGGCATAGGATTAGAGATTGGCCGTATACGTCCTCTCGGCGCCCCTATACGCAATGGAGAGATCAAGCACACAGGTATGATTCCATTCTTGAAGAAATGGTTCGCTGATCTACGCTCATGTAGCCAAGGTGGTATCCGTAATGCGTCATGCACAGTGACATTTCCCATCTGGCACGCTCAGTTCGAAGACCTCATTGTGTTGAAAAATAATCAAGGCACTGAGGAAACCCGTGTTCGTCAGATGGACTATTCTGTAGTAGTCAACAAGATGTTCTGGAATCGTTACCGCACAGGTGGAAACATAACACTATTCGATCCACATGCTGTACCGGATCTATATGAAGCCTACTATAGAGACAGTGCTGAGTTTGAAAAATTATATCTCGAGTATGAAGCAGATCCAAAGATCAAAAAGAAAGTCTTATCAGCTGAAGAAATGTTTAAGAATGGTATCTTGAAAGAGCGTACCGATACAGGACGCATCTATCTAGTCAACATCGATAATGTTATTAACCAAGGACCGTTTGACACTACGACCGATCCTATATACCAATCAAATCTCTGCCAAGAGATCCTACTACCAACCAGACCTTTCCAACGTATTGAAGATCCGGCGGGACGCATAGCGTTATGTACACTGGGATCTATCAACTGGGGAGCCTTCAACAATCCACAGCAGATGCGTAAGGCCTGCCGTGTGTTGGTACGCAGTCTCAGTAATCTACTACAGTATCAAGATTTTTTGTCAGTACAGAGCAAGCTGGCTAATGAAGACTTCGAACCACTAGGAGTGGGTATTACCAATCTAGCCTATTGGCACGCCAAGCGTAGTTTCAAATATGGAACATCCGAAGCACTCGCCGAAGTCAAGCGTTGGATGGAACACCAGGCCTATTTCCTTACCGAGATGAGTGTAGAACTTGCCCAAGAAAGAGGGGCCTGTAAGCGTAGCTCATACACACACTACGGTAAGGGAGTGTTTCCTTGGGAGCGCAGAAGTATTGGTGTTGATGAATTAACAGATTTTACTCCTAGTATGGATTGGGAACCTCTGCGTGAGCGTATGAAGCAGTATGGAATCCGTAATGCTACACTTATGGCAGTGGCTCCTGTTGAATCTAGCTCAGTTGTTCTAAACTCTACTAATGGTATTGAAATGCCAATGGAGATGATATCTGTGAAAGAATCTAAAGCAGGATCATTCGTACAGGTAGTACCAGAGTATCGTAGATTAAAGAATCGTTACCAACTTATGTGGGAACAGACAGATTGTGTAGACTATCTCAAGACAGCCGCTGTGTTGGCTGCCTACATAGATCAGAGCCTCAGTACCAACACTTTCTATAACCCCGCCAACTACGGTGGTAAGGTGCCTGGTACATTGATCGCTAAGAATTTAATGCTGGCCTACAAGTGGGGTATCAAGACCATGTACTATAGCCTGATCAACAAGGTTGGTGCTAAATCAGAAATAACCGGGACTAATCAATCTATCCAAATCTCTGTACCTTTGGCAAGTGATGATACTATGCTAGATGATGCTGACTGCGAGGCCTGTAAATTATGAGTAAAGAACAATATAACCTATCAAAACCAACAAATTATCTCAAACGTAAGATGTTTTTGGATCCAGAAGGTCCGGTGACTGTACAACGTTTCGAGGAAGTCAAGTATCCCAAGATCGCCAGGTACGAAGAGACAGCTCGTGGTTTCTTTTGGGTTCCAGAAGAGATCAGCCTAACCAAAGACAAGATGGATCATAAAGATGCCAGCGATGCAGTCAAGCATATCTTTACCAGCAATCTACTGCGTCAGACAGCATTAGATTCTATCCAAGGCCGTGCTCCTATACAGGTATTCTCTCCTGTGATATCTATTCCGGAACTAGAAGCATTGGTGACCAACTGGAGTTTTTTTGAAACAGCGATACATTCAAAAAGCTACAGCCACATCATACGTAATGTCTACGGTGTTCCTAAAGACGAATTTAATAAAATACACGATACCCGAGAGATCGTAGAAATGGCTGCCAACATTGGCAAGTACTATGAAGACCTACATCAGATCAACTGCTTCAAAGAAGTCAGTCCGGGATCTGTAACAGAAAAGAGTCATATCCGTGCTATCTGGTTGGCACTCAACGCCAGCTATGCTCTAGAAGCATTCCGCTTCATGGTGTCATTCGCGACCAGCCTGGCTATGGTAGAGAACAAGATCTATATCGGCAATGGCAACATCATTTCACTGATCCTACAGGATGAGATCCTGCACGCAGAATGGACTGCTTGGTTGATCAACAATGTCATCAAAGATGATGAACGGTTTGTAGAAGCTAAAGCAGAATGTGAAGCTGAAGTCTATCAGATGTACATGGATGTTATAGAGGAAGAAAAGGCCTGGGCTGAATATCTGTTCAAACTAGGTCCTGTTATCGGACTTAATGAAACTATCTTAAAAGATTTCGTAGACTACACAGCATTCACCCGACTCAAAGAGATTGGCATCAAGTATCAAGGCGAACACCCTAAGTCTAGTCCTATCCCTTGGTTTAACCGACACGTCAACATCAACAAGAAACAATCAGCACTACAGGAGACCGAATCGACCAATTATGTCGTAGGTGTCATGAGCGATTCTGTTGATTATGAAGAATTACCAGAACTATAAAGGAAAATAATATGAAGGCTATTGTATGGAGTCGGAATCAGTGCCCCTATTGTGATCAGGCCAAAAACCTGTTAAAATCTAGAGGTATTGAGTTCGAAGAAAGAAATGTCAGTACAGATTGGACTAAAGAACAGTTGTTAGAGGCAGTGCCAAATGCACGTACAGTTCCACAGATATTCCTAGATGGAGAACTGGTAGGTGGATTCACAGAATTACGGGCTAGACTAAATGGATAACGCAGAATTAGAACGCATTAAAGATGCCCTGAGAGGTGTCAAACCATCAGAGATCGTAGAGGACGCTGAGGTAGATCTCAACACCATAGATCTCAGCAAGCTGACTACCAGTGAGCTGAGTGGGTTCAGTTGGCCTAACAATGTAACTATCACAGCAAATACAGGCAGTTATGGGAGTTTTACCATACCTACTCTGTCTAGCTCTGTGTTTAACGGTGGGAACATCATAACCACTAACAATACTAATCCCGCTTGGACAGGTATGCCATATTCTAATGGTAGTGGAAGTACAGGCGGTCAGCTGGAACTAGAAGGTGAAGGGGCTGATGTCTTGATCAATGGTCGCAGTCTAAAAGAATTCATGGAGAAGATGGAAGAACGGTTGGCTATCTTAGTTCCAGATCCTGCGAAGCTAGAACACTTCGAAGCTCTCAAAAGAGCCTACGATCATTACAAGACATTAGAAGCACTGTGCGAAATACCCAAACCAGAAGACAAATAAGGACAATATGTTAATCAACAAAGGATTCTCCCAAGGAGATGTAGTAAGTATCAAACTATTAAATGGCGATGAGATAATCGCCCGTTTCGAATCAGAAACTGTAGATACCATAGTGATCAGTAGACCGTTGGCCATAACCATGAGTGGATCGGGGCTAGGACTAATTCCCTGGGTGTTCCTAGGCGAGGACAAGCAGGTCACACTAGACAAAAAGAATACCTTTTTCATCGTGGCCAGCAAACAGGCGGCCAGCAAACAGTACATCGAAGACACCACTGGAATCAGCCTGGTTAAATAGTATTATTATCTAGGAGAATAAAATGGGAGTTCCAATTCAAACCCCAATGGGGGCCACCGGTGGTGCTGGCGTTTTTACAGCTATTGACAATGGCGCTGAGTTAACCGCTATCGCTACCGCGATCAATGCTCAAACTGTGGTATTGAAACAGATACAGGGCACTCTAGCTGACCTGGTCTCAGCTGTAGGAGCCGTTGCCGATACTGCCAAAGCTTCTAGCGGTGCTATTTTATCTGTATCAAAAGCAGTAGGTAATGCCAGTAGTGCTGTCAGTGATGCCGCCGTGACCCAACAGGCCATGGCTGCCAGTGTGATCAAGAAAAATAATTTTGACACAGAAGTGGTTAGCCAAACACTTACACAAAATGGACAGGCATTACCACAACTACCTAATATCACTGAGCAATTAAAATCTCAACTTAAAGAAGGCACTATAATTTCAGAAGTGTCCAAAGTAGAAAATTTCGTCAAAGACAAGATAAACAGCACCCTTGGAGATGCAGAAGATTGGGCTAAACAGGCATTGGGAGTTGATCAGATCATTGCTAATGTGAAGGCACAGGCCAGTGCTATCATCACTCCGGCTGTTAAAAGTGCAGAAACCACAGCCCGAAATGTCGCGGCTGCCGCTGGCGTATCATCTGGAACTTAATAGATGGCTACTAAACCTTGGATCAATAACTATGGGCAACAGCGTAACAGTAATAGCCCTGCCGTAGATGATCTGTATCAATCACCTAATGTGTTCATCAACGGAGTTCCTGTAGTTTTATATGCTCAGGCAGGGCCGAGTAGCTCTGCCTTTGCGGTGGACATAGCGGCACCTCAGATATCGAAAGTGGATCTTAATCAAGCGGCTATCACAGAGTTGGCTAGCCTACAGCCTCAATCATTGCCTGCTACAGCAGTAGACAACGGTGGTCCAGAACAAGGCTATCAAGGAACTCCTACAACCGAAATAACCACGGTTCCAGGCACTGTTGATCCTGCGGTATCGGATAACATAGTCAGCTGGCTGGCCGCTAGGTTACAAGAAGCTGAACAGGGCCAATGGACTAGACGCAGTCCCCCTGTACCTGCGGCTCCGGTAAATCCCGGCAACCCCAATATCATCAATATTTGGAAATCCATAGGCATCGCAGCCTACGCAAACAATGATCAAACTGCATGGTGTATGGGGTTTGTAAATTTTGCGTTGAAACAGAATGGATACAAATGGTGTCCAGAAGCCAGCAGTTGGGCTATAAGAAATAATCCAGGAAAATGGAGTGCTAGTAAAGTATCCAGTGCTGATGCACAACCGGGTGACATAGCTCTTTGGAATTTTGGACATGTGAATTTAGTTTATACTAATAAAAATGGTGCATTGACCTTTGTTGGTGGTAATCAAGGAGGTAGGGGAAATAATCCTTCTCGTAGCACTGTATCTATAATGTGGCCCAGTGGTTACAGAGGAAATGGTGACGGCACCCTAGCAGGAATTTGGAGACCAAGCAGGTCATAGGTTGCGAGTATTTTGATTCGATAGTATAATAAATATATTATCCGTAGGGGTAAAGTGGCATAGCTACTTGCTTGTGTGAGAGACACAGAGTGGTTAGACGGAGACATATCAAGCCCTAGGATTCCGTCACTTTTATAATTCGTTTGGAGACATCCATGAAGAGACTTATCTATGTAGCGGTATTTGGCAGTATCTTAGCAATGAGCACACTGTTCGCTACCCAAGCAGATGCGCATTGGAGAGGTGGTAGATGTTGTTGGGGTGGAGGTTGGATCGCACCAGCACTGATAGGCGGAGTTGTTGGCTATGAGTTGAGTCGTCCTCATTACTACGAACCTGCTCCTGTATACATCCAGCAACCTCCTGTATACATCCAGCAACCTCAGATCGTACAGGAACCACCGGTGGGATATCATTGGCAGATGATGACAGATCCAGCTACCAATCAACAGAGGCCAGTACTGGTACCAAATTGATAGAAAAACCACAACCTGTGAAACAACCTGTGCAGACTGAAAAAGAACGTAAGGAACAGGAAAGAAAACAGTGGGTTGAACGAGAATTGGCAAAAGGTAATCCCAAGATTGACAATAATGTCATACGGGGTTATAATTAAATTTTAAGGTAAATCATGAAAGTATTATTGTTTGGATTATTAGCAGTCGCAGGCGTAGCACAGGCTAATCTTTTACCAGAGCCTATGGTCAACGACAATTGGACCAGCCAGGGTAGTCCCGTGACCAATTCCTCTGGCCTATGCTGGAGAGATAGCTCATGGACACCGGCCTCAGCCGATCCAAGATGTGATGGGGCATTACAGCCAGTGGTGCCAACGAAAGCGCCGGCAGTAAATCCAGCACCGACTCCTAAAGCTGTAGTAACAGGTAAATTAACCTATCTAGCAAACTCATTATTTGATTTTGATCGATCAGTAATCAAGCCAGCGGGTAAAATAGAATTAGATCAATTAGTGATGAAATTGAATACCATGACAGTAGAAATTGCGATCGTAGTAGGTCATACTGACAGTGTTGGTACAGACAGTTATAATTTACAGTTAGGTCAGCGTCGTGCAGAAGCTGTAAAAAAATATTTAATCAGTCGAGGTCTAGAAGCAGGTCGTATATACACAGACACCAAAGGCGAAAGAGAGCCAGTGGCTACAAATAAAACAGCTGAAGGTCGCAGTGAGAATCGTAGAGTTGTTGTAGAAGTATATGGTGTTCCTAAGTATTGGAATCAATAAAAGAATTGTTGTAATTCCTTTCTAGCAAAGGCATTGTGGACGTGGGTTCGATTCCCACCAGATCCACCATAAGAACATTACTATCCGTCACGGTGGCTAGTAGAGCAAGAATCCTGAGCATCGGGTATGCCTGAGGCGTAATACAGGGTAGTGTTCTTTTGATGGGTCTGACCTGGGTTCGACATGGTGAGATAGCGAAAAAGGCAACAGGATAGGCGATGATCCTTAATCAAGCAAATCTATAAATGCTAACGCATCTAATGATGAGGTATATGCCTTAGCGGCATGATCCTCACGGGGTAGGACTTACCTTGTAACCAAAACAACCAAAAAGCGGCTATTTATGGCCGCTTTTTCATAGGTGTAATCTCATATAGGATATATAATATAGAATATATCTTAATCTAAAAGATGTATCATAACAAAAAGGAAACTAAATCATGAAGAAAATTATTGCAATTTTAGCCTCACTGGCATTTATAGGCACAGTAAACGCGGCGTCAGTATCATTAGAAGACCAATTCCAAAGTGGAGACAATGGTGCGGCTGACAGCCACAATTATGGCATCACTATCAAAGAGTCAGTAACTAAAAAT